GGGCTCACGGCAGCGACTACCAATGGCACGGGCAACGTCGCCAACATCGCAGCGGTCACTCCGGCCGAGGTCACGACGGTCGTCCAAGGTGCCGTCACTGGCACCAAGGTCGAAGTCGACCAGAACGGCAAGCTGCGTATCAGCGCCACGTTGGGTTCGTCGCTCACGGTGGGTGCGCTCACCACGGCGACGGCGCTCGGCTTCGTGGTCGGTGCGACGAATAGCGCGGCTTCGGGGAACGCGGGCGTCATCCCGGCCGGGACGCAGGTGTCGAACAGCGGCAGCACCGTGAACCTCATCACGATGCAGGACGTGACCATCTCGGCGACGAGCACCGGCCCGTACAGCGTCAAGGTCCGACATGCGACCGACGACGGCACGGGTCTCAGTGCAACTGCCGGTTCCATCACCGTGTGCACGTCGCCCATCGCGCTCGACAGCTTCACGGTCATCAACGCTCAGATCATCACGGCGGCGCTCAGCGAGTCGGCCATCGATGCCGCGTACGTCGCTGCCATCAACGCGACGCTCGACATCGGGTCGGTTGCGCACGATGCGAATCTGATCTGGTCGGCGCGCCAATCGAACATCATCCGCAAGCAACTCCGTCAGAACGCCATCGACGCGAGTGCCAACGGACTCCTCGGGCGTATGGCGTGCGTGCGTCCGCCGCTCGGCACGCTCAAGGCGGTGGCGCTTTCCACGACGGCGGAGCCGGGTGTCGGCGCGTACCGCGACCAGCGCACCATCTACACGTACCCGGGTGTGAACACCTACGTGCCGATCATCGCCAAGCGTGGGACGTCGGGTGGTACCGGGTTCACGGCGGATGGGAACGTCGACGTGGGTTCCGACGGGTTCATGGTGTCGGTGCTTTCGCAGCTCGCGCCGGAGGAGAACCCGGGGCAGAGCACCGACTACATGCTGGCGGTCAACAGCATCGAGAAGGGACTGCTCGCGCCCGTCCAGACGCTCGACATCAACGACTACAAGAACTTCAAGAAGCAGGGCATCGCTGCCGTCCGCATCGACAGCAGCAACCCGATCTTCCAGTCGGGTGTCACCAGCGTCGATCCGGCGGTGCAACCGGCCTTCGTGCGCATCGGTCGTCGTCGAATGGGCGACTATATCGAGGACTCGATCGCCATCTTCTCGAAGAACTTCGGGAAGAAGCTCTCGACCAACGCGCGACGTGTGGCACTCGCGAACGAGATTCGCGAATTCTGCCGATCGCTCTTGTCGGCGCAGAACCCCGGCTCGCAGCGTATTGCCGGCTTCACGGTCGATACGTCCAACAACACGGACACGACGCTCGGTCAGGGTCTCTACCGTATCGTCGTGAAGATTCGCACTCTCGCCTCGCTCGACAGCATCGTGCTCGCGTGCACGGTGGGTGAGCAGGTGCAGGTCGACGAAGTTCTCCCCGCGGCGGCCTGACCGCTCGCTGAAAGGAATCGAGCACCATGGCCAAGCAAGCACTCATCAACACGATCAACATGGGCACGGGGGGCGTGTACTACGCCGGTACCGTCATCGACGACACGGAAGCGCGGTACACCAGCCTCGTCGCCAACGGTGCGCTCTTCGCGCCCATGTCGAACAGCACCATCGCGACCGCGCAGGCACTCGCTGCCAAGATGCGCGCGAAGGGCGACAGCGGACTGGCAGTCGATGCCGTCATGATGGACGCGTACGACACCGTGCAAGCGGCGACGGAAGCGGCCGACACGGCGTCGAAGCTCCAGAAGCGCTCCGTCACCATCGCGTTCGGTGCATTCTCGGGGCTCAGCGGTGGCACCAAGACGCTGACCGTCGCTGACACGGCCGGTGCGCTCCCCACAGGCGCTCGAGTGATGGGGGTGTCCATCGAATCGTTCACGGGTTTCGACGACGCCACGCACGGCACCTACACCGTGGAGTGCGGCGTCGCAGCGACGAACGACGCCATGGCGGCGACCAGCGTGGCGGTCGGTGCGGGTGCGGCTCCCAAGGTCGGCACCATCGGTGCCAAGGGCTTCATCGGGTGCCCGGTGTCGGGCACCTTCCAAGCCAAGATCACGGGCGGTCCCGATCTCAACACCGCGACGGCCGGCACCGTGACCGTCGCTCTGCTCTTCACGACGCTCGCTTGAAGTTGAAGACGGAGGAACCTGAGTCATGAGCGACCAGCGCATCAAAGGCCAAGAGGTTCAGGTTCTCATCGTCAATGGCGGGAACCTGGAAGACACGCTCACCGACATCCAAAACTTCAACGTGACGGTCGAGCAAGAGGTGAAGAGCGTCGGCTACCTCGGCGAGAAGACCAATCGCAAGGACAGCATCTTCAACGGCATCAAGTTCGACATGGAGCTTCACATCCACAAGTCGCGATGGTTCGGCTTCGTGAAGGACATGATCGCCAAGTCCAAGCGCGAGAAGCCGGACATCAAGTTCAACATCACGGGCGTGTTCTCGTTCCCCAACGGGGAGACTCCGACAATGTTGCTGCCCGACTGCTCGCTCGGCGAAGTGCCGCACAGCGTGCAGTCGCGCGGTGACTACGTGAAGGTGAAGCTCCAGGGCGAGTGCGATGATTGGGAAGTCGCAGGCGAGTAGCAGCCCACAAGGTCCAAGGAGGCGCGTACAAGGCCACCGCACGGCGCCGTGCGGTGGCCTTGTAGCAACAGACACGGCGCTCGCGGTGGGTTGGGAAGTTCGCGCCTCCATGCCTACCGCGAGCGCCACCTACTGAGAATGGAGGCGCGAACCTCATGAGTGAAGACGACATCAAGGCCGCAGAAACGATGAACAAGGCGAAGCCGAAGAGCTTCAACGAAGCACTCGGTGCCTTCAAGGCTGCGGTCACCGAAGAAGACGAGTCAGCGCTCTTGCTCGCCGAACAAGAAGCCCGCGAAGCCGAAGAGGCTCGAGTCAAGTCGACGGTGAAGGTGCCCGAAGTGACCGACCAAGCGCCGGAAGATTGGATGACGGCGTGCATCCCGACGGACATCAAGTTCCCCCTCAACAAGCAAGCTCACTTCCTGAAGTTCCGCGCGCAGTGGACCGAGACGCCGACCTTCGGCGACCGCACCTGCATCATGTGGAACCTCACCGACGCCGACGAGAAGCTCGCTGCCAAGCGCTGCAAAGGCGACGGTGCCCGCTACGCGCAAGAGCTGGCGAAGCAGATGGTGCGCGCCATCGACGGCGAAAAGGTCGATTGGACCAAGGGGCTCGCATCCAATATCGAGCGTTGGTGGAACGCCATCGGCAGCAAGTGCCGCAACATGCTCGTGAACGTCTACCACAAGAACCACAACCTCAATGCGGAGGAGCAGAAGGATTTTTTCGTCAATTGCTACTCGGTCAGGACGGTGACTACTGGCTAGAACGTGATCCTGCCGAGACGCAGGACCCCGACGAGTTGGAAGAGTGGTTAGCCGTCGTCAGCGTCTACACGGGGCACGTCACCGACGCGTATTGGCGCCTTGTTGTCGAGATCGACATCGCCGAGAAAGAGAAGTGGCGACGCCGGCAGAAGATGTTTCTTGCACGGTACGGGCGTCAGTCGTTGCTTCAGTGGGATGATGTCGAAGTGGCGGAGTTGGACCACTACACCGATGACCTGATCGAGCTACTGAAGCTCGAGAGCCATTCGGACGACCTGAAGAGCGGGTGAGACAGCGCGACGCGGGCTCTGCACGACGTAGAGGCCCGCGTCGCGTACACTCGGAGGGAAGATGGGTACCGAAGCGGCAGAGGTGAAGATCAAGCTGGTCCTCGACGACCAGGCTCACGCCGCTGGTCAACGTGTCGGCCAGGATATGGGGCAGATCGGCAACCAAGCCGGTCAGGCTACGACCGAGATGGAAGGTCTCGGGATGGCGAGCGAGGTGGCCATCGGCGCCGTTGCGATGGCGGCAGCAGCCGCAGCCGCAGCTGTCGCCGGTATCGTCTACGCAGCGCACGAAGGATTCGAGGCAGCTCTCAAGCAAGCCGAGCAGATCAAGACGCTTGGCGGCTCGTTGTTGATGATGAGCAACGGGGCGACGCTCAAGGAGACGACATCCGAAGCCAAGCTCCTCCACGGCGAGTTGGAGGACATGGGTGTGCAGGCAGGCGTCGCGAGTGACAAGATGGCATCGGCTTTCGAGCTGATGGCTTCGCGCTCCAATAAGCCAATCGCCGAAGTGCAGAAGCTCACCGGCGAGATGGCCAACATCGGGCGTGTCATCCCTGGTGGCATCGACGCGCTCAGCGAGGGGTTCTCCAATATCGAAGCGGGCGTCATCAAGGCACGCAACCCGCTCGTCATGATGGTGGCGCAGACGGGCCTTCTGCACGGCAACGCGAAGCAAGTCGCCGCCGAGATGCAGAAGATGACGCCTGAGAAGCAGATGCAGATCGCCGAAGAGGCGGTGCATCGCATGTCCGACCGTGTGAAGGGGATGCCGCTCGGCTTCAACGAACTGGTCGCGTCCCTCAAGGACATGAAGGACCAGGTGCTCGAGTCGCTCGGTGGGCCGATTCTCGATGCGGTCACGCGCGTGATGGGCGACGTGCGCTCGTTCTTCATGGCGCACCAGACGCAGATCATGGAGGTCGCCGAGGCCATCGGCACACGCATCGGCGAATTCGTGACGTTCATCTCCGACTTGTTCGTCGAGATCGTCAACGTCTTTTCCGACGACTCCGACCAGGTTGGCGCTTCTATCGAAGACGCGATGGAGTGGGCGGCGGACCAGTGGGACAGCATCAAGGACAACGCGCACGCGCTGGCGCAAACGTTCAAGGACATCATCGACGCCTGCAACAAGATCCTCGAAGTCGCGAAGACGGTCGCAGACATTGCGAACCCGATGGTGATGTTCGGGCTCGAGTCCGACGCGAAGATCCTCAAGAAGATGGTCGGTGGTAGTGGCGACAAGGCCGACGTGAACGGTGTGCAGCTCTCCGGTGAACAAGAGACCGCATACGAGCGGGCGGCGAAGAAGTTCGGTCAGATGAACATCGACACCTCCAAGCTCGACAAGGCCGAAGCCAAGTTCCGAGCCGCGGCGAAGGAGAGCGGCGTCGCAGCCGACGACATCGACAAGCTCGTCAACTCGCTCTACGCAGCGCACCAGACTGCGATTGAGACGCACGGTGGTGGGAAGTTTGACGCAGCGGCGAACATGAGCGATTCAGTCAAAGCGGCCGAAGCCTTCAAGGCTACGTGGATCGCCGCCGCGAAGGCTCACGACGTCGAGCTGATGAAGTACGGCGCCTCCGTCCTCGAGCACTCGGCGATGTTGTCTGACGAGTTGCGTGCCTCGGGCATCATCGTGAGCGAGGGGATGGAAGACTTGGGGAGCTACGTGAAGGACAAGGCTCTCAAGTCCGCCATCAGTGACAAGATGAAAATCAACATGTCGGCGTTGGACGAAGCCGCCAAGGCACATGCAGTGAACTTCAACGGCGGACAGACCTTTCACATCAAGCAAGACTTCCGCGACCAAGACCCCGATCGGGTCGCGTTGGTCTTCCAACGCGATATCAAGAACGCGGCGCTCAATCGCAACCAATCGAAGATGGCGACCGCCTTTGGTCTGTAAGCTAAGCATCTCCATTCGGGTTATAATTCTTGGATGGATATCACTCACGAAGGCAAGACTCTCACTCTGAAGCAATGGGCGAAGGAGACGGGGATCAACTACCAAACCTTGCACTATCGGTTCAACAAGGGTTGGAGTCCGTCTCGAATGCTTGAGACGGCACCCTTTACCGGTAATCGCGAGGCGACGGTCGTCGAACGATTCTGGTCCTTCGTAGCCAAGCAAGAGCGAGTAACTTCGAGTGAGGTCGGGACCCCTTGTTGGCTTTGGAACGGAGGCAAGAGACGCAAGGGCTACGGACAGTTTTCGATCAAGAAGGAAGGGAAGAATCATGTCGCACATCGGTACGCGTTCTTCCTTCACCATGGTCGATTCCCGAACGGCATCGGGAGACACTTGTGCAATAACCCTAGTTGTGTCCGATGGTCACACATTGCCGAAGGAACACAGAAGGACAACATCCAAGACGCCGTACGTGCCGGAAGAATGGCAAGTGGCGAACGAAACGGGTCGGCCAAGCTGACACGGTCGCAGGTCCAAAGGATGCGTCAGCTTCGAGAGCGTGGGTGGACGCAACAGAGGCTCGCCGATAAGTTCGGTGTGTCACAACCGAACGTCAGCGCCATCTTGGCCGACAAGAATTGGAAGTGATAGTTTCGCGTTTGCAATCCCCATTCACGGAGGCACCATGGCATCGCCTGCAAGCAAGTTCGCCAAGAAGTCCACGTCGCTCGAGGAAGAGGAGACCAAGAAGAAGATGGTCGACGACGAGGACGAAGAAGCGCCGGACAGCGAAGAGGAAGAAGACGAGGAAGCCCCGGACAGCTCGGCGACCGACAAGGCGAAAGCCAAGGGCAAGGCAGCGGCGAAGAAGAAGGCGCCCGCGGCGCTCTTCGCCAAGTCGTCACGCGACGAGTAACCCACCGCACGGCGCCGTGCGGTGGAATCGGGAGGTGGCTAGGTGGGCGTCTACAGCAGCACGATGACAGTCGAAGAGCTGGTGGATGACGCCCCCGGACGCCTTGTCCTGTTGTCGGGTGCAGGGCTTCCGGTGATGGGAGCGGCGTGGGGTGGCAAGGGAAACGTCATCACCACGTGGAATCCCGGCAACGGGCGTGACGGCACACAGCAGACGCTTGGGCCGCAGGAGATCCCTTCGCAGTGGTCGGGCGAATGGCACCGAACGACTCTCCCCGACTCGGGGTGTGTGTTCTTTGACGAGAACGGCAACAGCAGCAAGGTCAACACACCGTTCTTCCTGAGTCAGACGCTCGAGGACATCTTCCGCAGCGGGCACCTTCTCCGTGTCACGTGGAGCGTCAACAACACGGACGTCGGCGAGTCCATCAATCTCATTCGTGTGGGGCGCGCATCGCAGTGGAACTTCGCCTTCGACCGTGCTCAAGACATCCATTGGGAAATCACCTTCGACTGGAAGGGTCGTGGTGATGCTTCGGAGAACATCTCAACGCGCGACGACAGCATTGTCGCCGCTGGCAACGAGGTGAGCGCAGCGCTCGCACAAGCACTCCTCAAGGCGAAGGCGCTCAACCTGTCTTCGTCGTCGGCCAACTCGCTGTCACTCGGGCAGCTCGACGCGTTGGCTGGATACCCCAACGCACTCGTCAAGGGCATCACGCGCAGCTTGCAGACGGTCATCGACCAATTCGCACAGGTCGGCGACATCGTCAGCAAGCTGAAGTCAGTGCCGTTCGCCATCTCGAACACGGTGGTGGACTTCGCGCACAACAACGTCGCCGTTGCGAAACAGTTTATGGACAACATGGGGCGTACACCCATCGAGCTGATGACGCTCAAATCGAACACTTCGGCGGTGGCACACGCCGGGAAGCTGTTCTTCGACACCAATGACTCGGTTGAGCTGGCGGCGCGGCTCAGTGCCGAGTTGGAGCGCAAGTTCCGTCTCGCTGCCATGCAGGCGCGTCAGATGCGTGACCTCGGAGCGCACGAGCGCTCCTCCAACGACGAGAATGACATCATCGGTGTGTACGTCACCAAGGAGGGCGACACGCCCGAGAAGGTGTCGATGCGCTACTACAAGAATCCGGATCACGGCATCGACATCCTTCGGTCCAACAAGCTCCCCTACCATCAACCCAAGTTTCGGCCGGGTATGCCGCTCATCATCCCGCGCTTGAACACGTCGCAGACGCCGGGATGAAGCTATGGCGCAAGACGCACCCGACCAAAGCTACTACCCGCGTGCGAAGATCAGGCTCATTGTCCGTTTCGAGGAATTCGGCAAGAAGGTTTTCACTGGCAAGGTGCCGAAGAAGCCGGCCAAGAACCTCGACGGCGTGAAAGACGAGCGCGCACCACTGGTCGTGTCGCACGACGATGCAGCACCCGCGGGTGTGAAGCGTCTCTTGCTCCTTCCCAAGACTAGTACCGAGCAACCGCCTGTCGGCGGTCCGCAGGATCAGACGGGCAGTGACGATGGGCTCACCTACGTGCTCGGCGGCATCATCCCGAAGGAGATCAAGCTTCAGCGCAACGGCATCCGTGTGGCGGACACACTGACGGTGCGTCTGCGCTTCGTCGATTGCCCCGTGGACCCGCGTGTGGTGCGGAGTTGCGGCGTGCGCGTGTACTTTGGCACCATCTCAGCGTCGGACTACCAGGCGTCGGTCCAAGGGCGCACGATGTCGGGCGGCGACCCCATCCTTCCGGATACCTATCAGGACGTGAATGGCGACAGTCGTTCGAATCACCGCTTCGATGGCTTCGTCGACAAGTGGGAAGTGAATTGGGGCGACAACTCCGAACCGATGATCGAGCTGACGTGTCGTGACAACACGTCGCTCATGGTCGACGAGGACGCGCCGCCCGGTCTCGTTATCGACGCGAAGAAGCCGCTCGACGAAGCCTTCGCCGACTACCTGTCGCATTTCCCTCAGTATGCAGGACTTGGCGTCGAATTCCGCGGGCTACCTGGCGATACGGCACCCGTACTCGAGGACTCGCTCGCGAAGACGGCGTTCCGTCCGAACCTCGGCCCACCGCCCGCCAAGGGCGGAGGCGCGAGCGGGAACGAGAAGCTCTCCGTGTGGGACTACCTCACCGACGTCGTGAGCAGCGTGGGTTTCTCGGTGCGTCTCGAAGGCAACACCGTCATCATCCAGAAGACGCGCACGCTGATGTCGAGCGACCCGTCGAGTGGCATTGCGCGACCGGACGACCCATTCAAGGGTCGCAGCACGTGGAAGTCGCGACGGTGGATCTATGGACGCAACGTGATGTCGATGAAGACGAGTCGCTCGTTCACGCGGAGCGCACCCACGAACATCGAGGTGCGTTGCTACAGCCCGCGGCGCAAGAAGACGATGGTCGGCCGCTTCCCGAGCACGGGCGACACGGTGGCCGACGCGAAGCCGGGCGGCATTGGCGCGGACGAGAAGTGGAAGGTCTTCAAGGTCAGCGGCATCGAAGACGAGAACGTGCTTCGCATCGTGGCTCAGAACATCTACGAGCAGATCGGGCGCAACGAGTTGGAGGTGTCGTTCAAGACGCGCAACCTCGCGTCGTTCGGTGGCGGCAACCTCGACCCCGACGTACTCGACATGCAGGCTGGTGATTCATTCGAGTTGCTCGTGAACCGTGAAGAGGGAACCGAATTCAACACCCTCACCAAGATCGAGAAGCATCTCACCATCATCGACCGCAGCATTACGTTCATGAAGAGCCTCGGCTTCCCCGAAGCCTTCGCTGCGGCATACGCCAAGGCGTATTCGGATGCCGGCTTCCAAAGCATCTACAAGGCGAAGACCATCGAATTCACGTGGGGTGACGAAGGCATCGAGATCGAAGTGGTGGGCGTAAACTACCTGGAAGTGCGCGCCGACGCGCTCTTGAATGGAACGTAAGATGGACCTCGCTTCCATCACTTCGGGGCTCGCGCGTCCGGGTATCGATACCCGACAGTGGTGCTCGTACGGCACCGTGCTCAAGGAAACGCCCGACACGAAGAGCGTGGACTTCTCGCCTGAGGTGGGACCGCTTGTCGGCGTGAAGCTCCACCCGTCTGGCGTGAAGGTACCTTGTCGTGTGGCCAACCCCATCGCCGGCAACGGCGAAGGGGAATGGTCGCCCTTTATCGAAGGGGACGAAGTGCTCGTCCTTATCCCCGAAGGCGACGAGCGTGCGGCCTGCGTCATCATCGCGCGTCTCAACAACGAGATCGATGCATGGCCGAAACAGGTTGCTGGCCAGGACACGACGCAGAACACGTTCGGCTTCCGGCGCATGCGTACGCCGTACATCCTCGAGACGGCATCGAGCTACTTGCTCTACAGCGCGACCACTAAAGCATTCCTCTCATTGTCGCCCATCGGTGAGCTGACGCTCAGCAACGCGGACAACGCGTTCTTCGCACTTCACTCGGACATGATCACCATCCAGAACGGTGATGCCGACGTTCTGCTCCAGATGGACGTGAAGTCGAAGACGATTCACATCGAAGCGCAAGGCACCAAGTTCATCCTCGACTCGACGAACGACAGCATGCTCATGACGACGGGTCGACTGATGATCGGCACGTCGGGCAGCATCCCTCTCGGGCACGCGGTGACGGTGGAACAGCTCGCGGTCATCTTGCAGGGGTTGCTCACGTCGATTGGGTCGACGCAGCCCAGCAACGTTATCGGCGCGGTACTCGCCGCTGCATCCATCCCCATCATCAACGCAGCCATTGCATATGCAGCGACGCAGCCCGTGACGCCGATGTTGGGTGCCATCACCGCAGCGCTTGGCACCGCACCCGATCCCACGGGTATCAAGCCGGGTATCGGCGTCGCCGGTCTGCTCCTCGGATGATAGGCTCGCCGAATGGGCGACCCGATTCCCGACCTTCCGCCACCGGACGTGCAAGATGCCGCGGGTGTGGATGCCGGCTTTGCACCGGGTCCGCCGGCGATCTCGCTCTGCGGATTCAAGCTTCCGCTGTTTCTGCTCGCCCTCAAGTACCGCATTCCGGGGCTCAATCTTCCCATTCCATTTCCCATCCCCAAACTCGCCATCGGTTTGAGTTGTGACCTTTCCAACCCCATCAGCGTGACGGCCGGTGTGCCCGCGGGTGGTGGACGCAAAGCCACCTTCGACAAGGACCCGGACGAGGACTACGACAACGCGGCGTGAGGAGACGACCATGGCGGAGATCGGACCCACGCGACGTAGCTCGAGGACGACCCTTCAGGTGACGCCGACCAATTCGGCGGAGCCGTTCAACGGAGGTGCGCAGGGTTGGTCGTACGAGGCCTTGCGTGCGTTCCCCGATCCATTCGGGACACGCATCGATCGCACGTTCCGCGCGCCCTTCCAAGCCGTCGCTATCGCCGACACGAACCCGCCGGTCGTGGGCAACTTCACGCCATCGCCGGGAAGCACCATCAACCCGACCACCATGCTCGGGTTCGACGTGACGGATAACGCAGGGCTCCGGCGCGTGATCCTCGGCGTGTACTTTCCCGGCTTTGGCTTCCAAGAGATCGTGCACGACGGCACGTCCTTTATGCCCAACTATGCGGCGGCGAGCACGCGCGTGGCCATCACCAACGGCTACCGTTACACGGTGCAGCGCGCGGGAGGGTGGCCTCCGGCGGTGGCGTCGTTGACGCTCACCTTCAACGTGTGGGCAATCGACACCAGCGGAAACGAGGCTTGACCCATGCCGACGAGTGCTTCGTGGATTCTGCCCTTCCCGACTCCGCCGGTCGTTCCACCGAGCCCTCCGCCGACACCGGGACCTTCGTCGTTCGTGGTGAACGCGGTCATCGCTACGCGCGAGAACGTGGTGCGTGTCGAATTCTCGGCGGTCGCCTATTGGGATGGCCTGCTCACCAAGCGTGATGCGTCGACGTTGTCCTTCTACACGTTGTCGACCGTCGCCGGGACGAAGGGCTTCGATGATTCGCCCGTGCGACCGGTGACCATCCTGGGCGTGTCAGTCACCGACACCAGCGACGAGACCATCTTCGCGCCGGGGAGCGCTGGACGGTTCCTCGACATCACGGTGGACCGACCCTTCACGCCGTACCCGGCGCAGTACACCCTCTCGATGAACGGGCTGTTTACGCCCGATATCACGACGTCGAGTGACTGGACACCGCTCGACGGTCCCTCGAGTACCAATGTCGCCTTCTACGGCGTGCAGAAGGTCATCGCGCCGCCGCGCGTAGACGCCGACAACTACCGCAAGGACTTCGCCAATACGTCGTCCTCCAACACAGCAAAAGGACTCGTCAACAGCGCCGACGCGGACAACCCGCTGATGCTCGGCACTTTCGCGTACGACGAGCAAGGTGACTACGCAGCGGACGAGGGTGAAGTGTCGCTGATGAAGCGCATCTTCCGTCGAATGTTCTCCAAGCCGGGAGCGTTCTTGCACTTGGGTCCTGGCTATGGGCTCGGGCTTACCGGCTACGGCAAGAAGCTCATCATGGCGGGCCTCCAACAGCGTATTCAGGCCGAAGCCGTGCGTCAGATTCAGCGCGAACCAGAAGTGGCCAAGGCTGCCGTCATGTGGCGTCAGGACCCGAACTACCCGATGCTCGTGCGCATCACCATCTTGGTGCGCACGAAGACGGGTCGCACGCTCAAGTACGCGGCCCCGGTGTCGCTCAAGAACGCCGCGTAGTCCACCGCACGGCGCCGTGCGGTGGGATGGACCCGAGCAGCGCCGCCAGCTACTCTCGCGGGCATGGACGTCGTGACGCGGCTCGACCTCTACGCCATTGGGCGTGACTATGTCGTTCAGCGGGCGAAGAAGATCGACCCGACGATGGTCGACGTCGAAGGTAGTGACGTCAACGTGTTCGTCGGTAGCGGCTCCGTCATGTCGTTCGCCGTGATGAAGCAACTGCTCTACGCAGTGAATCGACTCTTCCTCGACGGCTGCGAAGACGAAGACCTCGATCGCTACGCGTGGGACCGCTACCAAACGACGCGCAAGGGAGCGTCGCCCGCGCTCGGTGCAGTGCGCTTCTATCGAGCGAACGCAACAGCGGGCTCGGGCACGATTCCCATCGGCACCAAGCTCCGGACAACGACCGGCATCGAGTACGTCACCACGTCGGTCGCGTCGTTCGGTGCCAGCGATCTCGTCTCGAAGGCCAACGTGCGCGCCGTGCAAGCGGGCAAGGCGACGCAGGTCGGCGCCAACTACATCCGGCAGTTCGCGAGTCCTGCGGCGATCTTCGATCGCATCATGCAGGTCAACAACGACAAGGCGACCGCAGGTGGCGAGGACATCGAGAACGATTCGTTGTTCAAGGATCGTCTTCGTGACTTCTGGCGCACCGCACGTCGCGGCATCCTTGCTGCCATCGAAGTCGGTGCGAAGACGGTCCCCGGTGTCGTGTCGGCGCAGGCCATCGAAGCGCTCACCGACGGCGGATTGCCTGCGCGGTTGGTGAGCCTCTACATCGCGGACTCGAGTGGTGTCGCAAGCGATGCACTCGCACAGCAAGTGAAAACGGCACTCGACGACTACCGAGCAGGCGGTATCTACGTGTCCATCAACACGTCGATCCCCACCATCGTGAACATCGTGTTGAAGCTCGTCTTCGCGGCCAACGTCGACACCAACACGCTCTCGGACAACATCCGCGCGTCGGTGGTCGAGTACATCAACAGTCTCCCGGTCAACGGTACGCTGACGCTCGGTGGTATCTACGCAGTGCTTCAGCGCTTCGTCGCCGATGGGCTCATCCTGTCGTCCAACACCATTCAGTCGCCCGCGGCGGACATTGTTCCGGCAGTTGGCCAAACGCTCCGCACTACGCTCACCAACGTCATTCCTGCGGCTGCCTGACCCATGGCCGACACCGACGCAAAGAGCGGCGCGCTGACGCAGGCAGACCTTCTCGACATCTGGAAGGGCTCCGTCGACACCGACTACGCCGACCCGCTCATTGCCGCAGGTGATAGCGGTGGGATGGAAGCGTACGACCAGTTCATGGCGCAGCTTGCGCGCGTCTCAACCGCTATCGATGCGACCACGCAAGCGCTCTACATCCTGCCGCACTCGTCGCAGACCAATCCACCCGCGGGTGGTGCGCGCAAGGCCACGACTACGCTCTCCATCTCGCGCACGGGCAACCTCGCGAAGCCACTCATCCTCGGTGCCGGGATGATCTTCGCAGAAGAAGTACAGAACGATTGGAGCGAAGACGGTAGCGACCCGGTCCACACCGGACGTCGCTACGTGCTTGCTGCCAACGCGTTCTTCCCGCCGGGCGAGACGGGTCCGGTACAAGTGGTGGCGACAGCGGAACGTGTTGGAGCTGGTTACAACAACCCGCTCATCGGCAGCATCAACTATCTGTCGCAACCCGGCTCGGCGTTCAACAACACCATCGCCAGCGTGACCGTGTACGCACCCGCGGTGACGGATGCTCCCGGTGTGCGGGCACGTGTGCAGCTCGTGACGCAGAACCAGGCCGACACGGTCATTCCGGAACATGTCGGCCAGTACGTGCGATTCACGGGTGGTTCGAACGCATCGCGCGTTGCACGTATGACCTTCTATTCGCCGGCCGATCTGACCACGTCTCCACCGAGTGGTGGGTCGGTCGACCTCGAGATCGACTACGTCGTAACGGGCTTCACGTGGACGGGCTCGTTCACGCAAGGTGAGCAGGTCGCGTTCAAGATCGGCGCGGCGACGGTGGGCTACGGCTTCCATATCGCCGACGCACTTGTCACTAACGTGACAGGCAAGTGTGGTGCGTTCTACTTGACCAGTGGGACGTTCGGCACGTCGGTTCAAGGGCTCGCCAGCGGCGCAACACTCCCCGTCGACATCACGTACGAGAACACGCCCATCGTCGCCGAGTCAGGGACGGCATCGTGGCAAGTGCTCGATTGGGTGACCGATTGGGGCATCACGCTCACCAACCTCGCGCAGCCTGCCAACGGACGTTCGCCGATGCTCGACCAGCTCGGTGACGAGCGGAAGGTTGCGCGGGCGCCCGGTGAATCGGATGACGCGTATCGTCTTCGTGTTGCAGCCGTCGCCGACGTGGTGACGCCGAACGCCATCAAGCGCGCCATCAACAAGGTGCTTGTCCCTCTCGGTCTGACGGGTTGCTTCCGCGAGATCGGGCAGGACACGTTCCCCGGCCTCTTCTTCGACGGCGCTTCAACCGATCCTTCGGATAGTGCTGGTGCGCTCGATTACGACTTCACGGTCAACCCGGCGGACCGCTTCAAGGTGATGGTCGATCATCTCGAGATGCGCGCCTTCATGCTCATCGGCGTACCTGACATCCCTGCGACGAGCGACTTCGGGTTCTTCTTCGACGGCACCACAGGAGACGCGGTGCAAGGGAGTCCCGGAGCATTCGACTTGTATGGCACGGGATTCGGTGCGCTCGACGGATTCGCATCGGTCACCACGACCGTGTACAAGGCTGTGTATCAAGCGGTCGATTCCGTGCGCGCGGGCGGAGTTGGCTTCGATCTCTACCGCGAGAACGTGTCCTGTCCGTAGGAGGCTCGCGCCATGGGTAGCGGAAGCAAGACTCTCGTCCTCAATTCCCGTGAACGCGCTGTCTCGACGGACTTCAACCGTCTTCAGCAATTCAGGGGTGCGGACCAAGCCGAATTCATGCGGTACTGGCTTATGGCGCAGCTCGCCGAGGAGTCGAGTGACGGACTCATCCTGGCGTTCCCCACGGGTGGCGAAGCACCTGCCAGTGGCATCATCTTCAATGGGTTGATGGCGAGCCCTGCCATCGGCGGAACCGACATGCTCATCACTGCGGGTGTGATGTTGATGATCGATCCCGACTTGTCGCCGTCGACGGACGACAGTGTCGCCAAGTTCATCGTCGACCCCGGTGTGTCCTCGAGCGGGGTGCTCGTCTTCACGCCCAACGCATCGGGACAGACGCGTGTCGACATCATCGAATGTGCTCGTGTGCGCAGCGATCGCGATGGACTCGGGAACGTGAACGTGGCGGCGACGATCATCGAGACGTCGAACCGCGACATCTACAATCCGAGCACTGGCACCTTCTCCGCGGCGACCGTCACCAAGGTGCGCGCGGACGGGCGCCTCACCTTTCGCATTCGTACCGGAACGCCTGGGAGCGGATTCCCTGGCGTCGCCGCGGGATGGAAGCCGTTGGCGGTCGCCGTCGTTCCGACGGGCACGACCAATTGGGACGGCGCCACGTTGTACGACGTGCGCAACTTGGTTGCCGATCGCGCGCGCAACTCGCAACATCAGCAACGTGACATCCTCGAACGATTCCCGGCCGGGATTCGCATGGCGTCGAGTACCGCGGTCGGAGCGGCACCTGCCTACGTGGCTGGGCAGCCCGTGCCGCGCAACTACCTGATGGGACGTGCGGAGGTCTACTTCAAGGGGAAGCGTGCGGGTGGCACGTTGCCGGTCGGTGGCATCGACTGCTTCACGTCGCCGTCGACGAACGTGTACGCGGAGTCGGGCTTCGCTACGGCGGTCAGTGGCTCGAGCGGCTTGTGGGCGTACCTCTACGCCGCATTCCCGTACGGTCTCCCGCGCTGGTGCAAGTACACGGGAGTCAACGGCATCAACCCGCGCGTCCCCGGCAACTTCCGCGGCATCCCCATCGTCAGCACGCGCACGCCGAACGACTACACGATGCGCCCGTCGTCGGCGTTGGCCTTTCCTCCCGGTGTCGGGCTCACTGGCACGGTGGCGACGACGGACGCGGTGTGCGTGTTCCAGGTGCCAGCCGACGCGACGGACAACTTCCTTCCGTGTGCGGCCGATGGGGCGTGGGTTCAGCTCTCGGGCGGTGCGTCCCCGTTGCCCATGCAACTCACGCGCAATCCTGGCACCAACGTCAGCTACAACACGGGCTACGTGCCCGTGTTCGATCTCATCGAAGGGACGAACATCCCGTTCGGCACGCGTGCTGTGCGCATCGAGATGCAAGCGACGCTCACGCTCAATGCGACGCTCAACCGCGATCAACTCGTACGCGGGCAGATCGATGGGTATGAAGTCGCCGCGTCGACGCCGTACGAAGCCACCTTCGTCCAGGGCTACGAGACGGTCATCCTGCACATCAACGGTGTCAGCACGGACACGTACGCGATGGGCGGCACGTTCACCTTCTCGCTACCGCCGAACGAAGCCATCGCTGGCTCGTGGGCCGCGCGCACGTACAAGGTCGGGCTCTTCACGACGCCCGGCACCAACGTCACGATGAGCGGTTCGAACGGCACGGCATTCGTGCGCGCATACAAGCTCTGAATCGACCTCGCCAGCACCTCTCGAACAGGAAGGGTACTCACGTGGCCGATCCGAACATGCTCATCCCCATCGGCTTCGTCATCCAACTCTGTGCGACGGTGTTCGCGGCGGGGATGGGTTATCAGTCGCTCCGCGACATCAAGGAGCGCCAGAAGGAAGACCGCGACAAGAACGAGAAGGCACTCAAGGAAGCGGTCGAGAAACGCGACAAGGACATCAAGGAGATTCACGAGAAGCACGAGCGCGAGCTGAAGGAAGTGCGCAACGAAACCAAGGCAGACGTGAATCTGCTTCGCAGCGAGCATGCCAAGACGCTCTCCGACGTGCGCGCCGAGTCGCAGGCTGGCCGTGAAGCCATCCGACTCGAGATGTCGACGATGATCCAAACAACTGCCGAAGTGCGCGCCGAGCGCATGTCGCAGTTCTTCAAGGACTTCGAGAAGCTCGAGGTAGAGACGGTGCGTGGCTTCGGCGAGATCAAGAGCATCATCAACGAAGTGGCCGGTCGTGTGAACGCGCTCTACACCGAGATGCGCGACATGTCGTGGAAGGTGAAGAACCTCGAAGACGACATGGAAGAGGCTGGTAACGCGAAGCGCAGCGGCAAGAGCGCACCACGGATGGATGCCGTATCGGCTCCGCCATACGGAGGGCGCCCCGATATCGCACGTGATTCTGGCCCCAGCTTCGATCCGCAAGCCGGTCGACACGGGAAGGTCACGCGCTAGACGGCGGTGGTGGACTCGGTCAGAATCGGCACATGGCCGACGACACCAATCCCTCCCCGCAGCCGCAAGGCGTGAAGCCCTGGTCGCTCATCCTCAGCAGCCGCAAAGGCGTTTTCACGTTGGTTGGCATCGGCCTCGTGTTGCTGATGGCGACCGGCTTCGTGGTCTTGATCCTCGTGCAGACGGCGCGCGGCGTCATGACCATCGAACAGGCCATGACACTCACGTTCGGCACGCTGCTCACGGCGGTGCTCGGAGCAATGTGGGCGGTCACCAAGTTCGTCGACAGCACGTCAAAGGAAGACGTTGCCAAGTTCGCCGCACAGGCCAAGCCTTCCACCGTGCAGACCAACATCACCAAGGTCGAAGACAAGAAGCCCGACTAGCCCACCGCACGGCGCCGTGCGGTGGGCTAGTCATTGCATCGTCGGTGCCAGGCTGTCTATTGTTTCCCAATGGAAACTATGGCACCGGGGGAACCCCGGAGTCGACGAGCGAAGCGGCGTTACACAATGCCTAGGCACCGGGGGAGAGTGGGGCGGGTCCGAAGGACACGTCCCACGAGGGGGAACCCCGGTTACTTGGGGGAACGAGGGAATTGGTTAGTGGGGAACCAGACCTCCGCGCTTCGCGCTCCGGTCAGCTCGTGTGTGCTCATTCGCGGAGACGCCTTCGGCGCTCCGCTCATCTCGCACACACTCGAGCGCGCTGACGCGCGCACTTGTAGTTTCGAAGTTCGCTTCGCGAAGATGACGGCGATGAAGGATCGCGAAGTTCCTCACGAGAAGGATCGCGAAGTTCCTCACGGCATAACCAATCCATGAAGACGCTCATCATCGTCGACAATCGAGTGCGGGTTCCGATCGCGGGATTGGCGGGTCACGTCATCCAAGAGCTGAAGGATTCCTTCCGCCACGAGAATCCGGAGTGGCTGAAGAAGAAGCGCATGAACCTACCCACGTATGGTGAGCCGCGCACGTACGTGACCTGGAAGGACGAAGGTGGTGGTGTCCTGAGCTTCCCGCGTGGTGGGTTCGCGCGCGTGCGCACCGTGCTCGAGATGGCGAACGTCGAATGCTCGTTCAAGGACAAGCGCACGACGGGCGTTTCGTTCGGAAGCCTCGTCACCGGCAAAGAGCCGAAGGAGATCCCGAAGCACCTCTACACGCTGTATACCCACCAAGAAGAAGCTCTCGCGGCGGCGCACAAGACGCAGAACTGCGTTGTGCGGGCACCGACCGGCTCGGGAAAGACGACGGTGGGCTTCGCGCTCGCCAGCGCGATTCAGTTACCGACGCTTGTGATCGTGTGGGCTGGTGCGCTCTTCACACAGTGGCAGAAGCGCGCGGTTACCGAGCTGGGATACAAGCCGTCGCAGGTCGGCGTAGTGCGTGGTGGGAAGTTCAAGCTCAAGCCGCTGACCATCGCCATGCAACAGAGCATCGCCAAGGTGTTCGAGCGTGGCGGAGACGAAGCCGAAGAGTTGCGAGCTTTCCCCGGCGCGGTCATCTGCGACGAGGTGCAGCGGTTCGCGGCGCCAACGCTTTTCGCAGCGGTGGACCCGTTCCCTGCCAAGTATCGCATCGGCATCAGCGCAGATGAGACGCGCAAGGACCGAAAGGAATTCCTCATCTACGACCTGTTCGGTCAAGTCGCTGCCGACATCCCGCGTAGCCGCTTGGTGAAGGAAGGCCACGTGCTCGACGTCGAGATCCGCGTGGTCCCGACCAAGTTCGATAGCCGCATCCGCGGTGACTTCAACGCATTGCTCGAGGAGATGATCAACGACGAAGCGCGGAACCATCTGGTCGAAGTGATCGTCGAAGGCGAAACGAAGCGCAGCGAGCAGGTCGTGGCGCTCACACATCGGCGTGAGCACGCCATCGCGATGGACGCTTCCTTTGCACGCATGGGCCTCAAGAGCGGCATCATGCTCGGAGGTGTTGCCGGCGATGCCACGCGCTTCGAAGAAGCGAACCAGGGCTTGCTCAGTGGCGACTACCGCACTGCGGCGGCGACCATTCAGGCGTTCGGCACGGGCATCGACATTCCACGACTCGCCATCGGCATTGTGACCACCCCGCTCGCTGCGAACCGGCAGCTCTTTGGTCAGGTGCGTGGGCGCTTCTGTCGGAAGGGCAAAGAGAGCGCACGGCTCTACTACTTGTGGGATCGCGCGTACTACGGCCTGCGTCACCTCGAAAACCTGGTGCGATGGAACACGCGCGTGCTGGTGCTCGAGAAGGGTGAGTGGGTCGATGCCAAGGTGTACATCAAGTCCATCCGCAAGTTCGGCATGTAGCCACCGCACGGCGCCGTGCGGTGGCTGTTGCTTAGCTGTGATTCGTGGCGGAGCGCTAGGGGGGTAGAATCGAGGCGTTAGCGGCATAACGGCAATTGCAGTTCATTCGGCACTAACCCCTCCGAGGAGGACCCTTGAAGAAGCGCAGTGAAGCCGCTGAGGCGGCGAAGCCCCCCACGAAGAACTTCATCGAAGACGCGGCCGACAAGGCCGAGACACAGGTCCGCAGGAAGGAGTCGCTCGCAACTGCGGCGAATGGTGGCATCGGTCCCAATGTGTTTCCCGACGGTGACCAAGACGAGTCGGTGACCGTGGTGCTCGGCGAGATCAAGCTCCAACCAAAGCAGTTCAACGTCATCACCATCGGGCCGTTCAGCACCACCACGCGTGTGCGACCGGGCGAGACCCGCAACGATGCCGCGCGCCGCGCGCGTGCACAGCTCGCGGTCGTTCAGCGCGAGGAATTCGATCGCGTGATGAAGATGTTCCGCGAGTGCTACCCGCAGATGTTCAAGCAGGAGGGTGGCGAATGAGCGCGGTTGCCAAGATCGACGACGACATGTTCGAGACCGTCGATGCAGATCGCCTCAAAGCACAGGAAGAGATGGAGGCCATGCATGCGGCGCGGCGCGCGAAGAAGCGCACGTCGATTTCCATCGGTAACAAGGGTTGGTCGCGCACGGTCGAAGAGACCGCAAAGATGATGCAGACCGGCGAGTGGGAAGGTGCCACGGGGCGGCATTTCTCGGCGCTGTTCACCATCCTCTTCCATCGCGTCTACAAGGTCGACGCGGACATGACGTCGCAGGATCGTGCGTGGGCGGCAGGGCTCGCCAACAAGATGCTCCGCGAGAAGTTCAGCGACAACGCGGGTGAGATGGCCGGCTTCATGCGGTGGTGCTGGCAGCGTGAGGAGAGCCGCGAGAAGTGGCGCCGCGACAACTCGCAAAGTGGTTCCGTTATGTCGTGGCGGTGGCAGTTCAACACGAAGCTCTACACCGAGTGGCGTGTCGACATGATGCGCCACAAGGCGTGACGATGGACATGCGATTCGCGCTCCCCCACGGCACCCTCATTGCGAGTGCTGTGGGGGAGCGGTGGATGGTCTGGTCGCCGCATTGGTGGGACCTTCGCGCGTGGGGTTGGTACTTCACGTTCGGGCGTAAGTGGTGGCGGGGAATCGTCACCATTACGCAACTACACGGCAGTGATGTCCGACGTTTCGACGTGAAAGTGATCTTCTACGACCATGCGAAAGCGAAGCGAGGCGAAGCCCCCCACTGGCGTCGCAAAAGAACTACCCAAGGTCGATAGCGCACCGAAGAAAGAAGAACCGAAGGAGGTCGTGGTCCGACACGACCCGGTCAACGAGCAAGTGGTGTTCGCCGCTGCACTGGTCGACAAGACCGTGCGCGATAAGCTTGCGGATCGATTGCAGCCGGACCACTTCCTCGTTCCGATGCACAAGACAGGATGGAAGGGTGTTCAAGAGCTGCACCATCGCAAGCTCGAATTCGACGCGGCGACGTTTCAGCAGATCGTCGGGAGCGACTCGTTCGACGTCAACTACTTGGCACAGCTCGTCGACGCGCGGCCGTATGCGCCGGCCAATCTCGAATTCCACGTCGAGACGCTCTTGTGGGACAAGGCGCGGTACACGGCGTCGACGGGGCCCATCGCGTCGCTCATCGACGCTATCAAGGACCCGCGCGAAACGCCCGAACGCGTCAAGGCGCTTGCGCGCCAAGTGCCCGAGTCGTTGGAAGGGTACAAGGACCGCTCCTTCCTGCACGATGGACGCACGCTCGTGATGTCGCAGATGGACGATATCCGTGAGCGGCGCCGTGGGCGCGCGCACTTCCCCTTCGGCATCGATGGACTCGACTACTTCGAGCCCATCGAAGGCGAGAAGCTCAAGAAGCGACTCATCCCCGGTGCAGCACCGAAGAAGGTGACCGTCGTCGTGGGCACCAGTGGTAGTGGAAAGAGCACCCTTTGCGCCAACTTCGTGCTCGGCCTGCGGCGGATGAAGCGCCGTGGGCTCGTGGGTGCGTGGGAGATGAACGGTGGCACGACGCTGGAGTTGTGCGCTGCTATCGAGGAAGGGATCTCGCTTGTCGATCTGCGGACGGGCGCCATTACCGACGAGGAAGAGCAGCGGATGGAAGCACAGATGCTCTCCATCACCGAGACGGTGATGTTCATGAGCAACCCCTTCCACCGCAAGCGCGGCGAGAAGAGCAGCAACGAGCGAAACCTTGACTTGCTCCAGGGTTACATCGCCGATAGCGGATGCGAGTGGGTCATCCTCGACTTGTGGCGCCGCGCGCTGCGCAAGATTGACCCCGAAGAGGAAGAGCAAGCGCTGGTGCGTCAACAGGCAATGGCTGAGGAGACCAATACGCATCACATCCTCGTTCAGCAGCTACGCAACAAGGATCTCGAGGCGCGGCAGGACAAGCGCCCAACGCGCGAGTCCATCAAGGGTTCGGGTGCGTGGATCGAGATCGCCGACACCATTCTTGGATGCCATCGGCCGGCGCTGTGGAAGAACATCGAGGACACCTCTATGGAGGTGTTCGTGTTGAAGCAACGCTTCGGGAAGTGGCCACTCGGTATCGAGCTGGATTGGAACGGTGAGTACGGCAAGGTGCAGGGTGGGAAGAGCATTCCGTACGAGCCTCCGGACGGCGAGAGCAGCACCAACGCAGTTGACGGTGCGATGGCAGCACCGAAGACCGGCGGGAAGAAGCCGTGGAGTCGTGGACGGCGCGTCTGAGCTGCCAATCCTCGAGAAGAACAGGAAGCAACGTGCCCAAGAAGCTCGACATTCCAAAGCTCCTGCACGCACTCGGAATCGAAGCAACGCAAAGAGGTCGTGAGTGGGTCGCCCTCTGCCCGAACCCGAAGCATCACGATCGGCACCCAAGCTGGCGTATCAAGGACTCGCCACTTTCAAGCAAGCACGGGTTCCACAAGTGCCACCCGTGCGGCTTCGGTGGTGGGCCAGCGGAGTTGGTGCGCGTGGTGCGCGACTTCGCCGAGATATCGAGTGCGCTCCAATGGCTCAAGGACTTCCGCAAGGGTGAGCAGGAAGAAGAGCAGGTCGACGCCTTCCGCTGGGAGACGATGAGCCTGACCAAGCGTGCGTTCGTGCTGCCGCCCGAAGTGGTGGTCGAGGAGCTGAGCGAGTGGCCTTCGGTCATCCGCGAGTACGCGCAATTGCGCGGCATCACCGAGGAGCAGGTCGAGCGTTACGGCATTGGGTATGCGGTGTTTGGCAAGCTCGCCGGACGCATCGTGCTTCCGGCACGCGACGTTCACGGTGCACCACGCAATTACACATCGCGTTCGTTCGTTGGTCACCAGAAGCGCTACCTCGCCGCTGACATCTCCGAGAAGCCAGACTTGGGGTGCATGTTCGGTGAGCAGTTCTGGCCTCCCACCGCACGGCGCCGTGCGGTGGTCGTTCTGGAAGGCGCCATCAACGGGCTGACGGTGGATCGGGCTGTTCCCGAGCTTCCGTTTGGCGTCATCGATGGCAGCGAGCCACGACCGGCGCACTTCATGAAGCTGGCGACCTTTCCACAGGTCTACATCCTGACCGACCCCGACAAGGCCGGAGCCAAGGCTGCGGAGACGCTCGCCATGGGGCTCGGTCGGCATTCCATCGTGACTCGTGTTACTTTGCCTCCAGGAGTAGATGCACAGGCCGCTGGCGACGCCAAGGTGAAGGAGTTGTTAGAGCCATGCCTCGCCCACTGAAAGAGGTTCCGCAGTATCGAAGCCTCCGAGAACGCAGGAAGAACGACAACGAGCTGACGACCGTCTTTCGCGAGGAAGGGCCGGAAGCACTGCGGAAGGTGCTCACCGATTATCTGGAAGCGACGTCGGGGAGCATGAACAAGGCGGCAGAGTTGGCCGGAGTGGAGCGGTCGTTCTTCTGGTGGTGGCTGAATCGACTCGGCATGAATTCCGTTTCGTACGAGATTCGGAATCGCTACAAGGCTATGTTCGACATCCCTCCGCTCGAGGAGAACAACGATGCCGGTGAATCCCAAAGCGATGAAGGGACTCAAGGAGTGGGCGAAGAAGTTGCCCACCAAGGACATCGCGAAGCATCTGGAGAACCACGACATCGAAGATCCGGCAGCACTCGCGGTCTGGCTCCGCAAGAAGGCCATCGGTAGCTCGCAGTTCAAGAAGAATCAGGAAGCGGCTCGCAAGAAAGCGTAGTTCGCGGCATAAAGGAACCATGCAACGGATCGAGCAGCTCGAATTGCGACGCCAAGTGTTCGACGAGCCCCATGTGGCCAAGAGCACGATCCTGGCGTTGTACGTGAAGAACGGGCTGCTCTGGCGTGCGGTCGCGAAGGAAGTGGGCGTCAGCTACGAGACCATCTGGCGGTGGGTCAAGCGGCTCGATCTTCAAGCGCAGGTGTTCAAGCTCCAACGGAAGCACGTCGACGTCATCAAAGCTCGATTGTCTGAATACGGAACCAAAGGAGGCAAGAAGGGGGGCTGGCCGTTGGGTCGTCCCCGGAAGCCGAAGGAGAAGCGGTCATGAACACGAAGATGGACACCCGAGTCGATGCCCTGATGGATGATGTGCGTGCGCTGAATGCGCGACGTGCACGTGCGCGCCAGGATGCGGTGCGTTCCATTCGCGCTCTCGAAACGCGTCTGGTCGAAGTCCTCGATGGAACGTCGCTCCGTGGCCTGCCGAATCTCGCACTCGAATGCGAGGAGCCCTTCAACGGCATCCGTTTGCGCGGCAAGATGGCCGAAGGTCTGCCGTTCGATGGCCGTGCCGTGTTGGTGCTCTCCGAGTCGGGGCGCATCAAGATGGCGATGCGCTACGAAGACGGCACGCTGCGCCCGCACGCGAACGTGGTGTCGTGGGATGCGGCGGATGCCGACTTCCGTGCGGAAGACCTCGAGCAAGTGATCGGGCGCGTGGCCGTGGTACTCGAGCACCACGCGGCGCAGGCCAAGAAGACCAGCGGACAGTACGCCGCAGTGTCGATGCTGGCTCTTCGCCTGACCGGTGCGTTACGCGCCGCCTAGCCATCGCACCGCCTATAAGGTGGTGACCGGTAACCAAGTCCACCGCACGGCGCCGTGCGGTGGACTTTTTCGTATGAGAATCCCTCACGAAAAAAGAAATCGTCAGGGGCTCGGACGATTTCATGTTGCACAGGGATGCAATGCGGCTTATTGTTCTTCTCACAGGGCGACGGACGGACACGAAAGGGAAGCGACGATGAGCAACACGCACGGCAGCAAGTGGATTCGCCCGGAGAAGCGCCTCGCCATCTATGCCCGCGACGGCTTTGCGTGCGTGTGCTGTGGTGCGACGGCGGAAGAAGGCGTGATGCTCAGCCTCGATCATGTGCTTCCGCGCGAGTTGGGTGGCACGCACCACGAAACCAACCTGGTGACGATGTGCGTGCCCTGCAACAGCACCAAGCGCGACGCCACGAACCGCCGCTTCTTCGAGATCCTCCGCGACAAGGGCATTGATACCAGCAAGCTTGGCGCGCGCATCCGTGCTGCGGTCAAGCGCGCGATCGACATCAACGAAGGCAAGGCGCTGCTCGCAGCGCGGAAGGGCTGATTCCCATGAAGACCATTCGCTACGGTTTCGATTCCGGTGTGTGCGACGACATCCATGTCGTGACGGACGCCGAGGACTGGATGACGGCATCGACCAGGCGACGTTCCACGCTGGTTTCGTGGCCGGGTTCTTCTCCACCTATGAGCGGCACGAAGTGCCGCTAGAGCACTTGGGCGAGTACGACCACGTGATGGAGAAGTGGGGTGCCAAGTTGCGCGAGCTGGGCTTGGTCGACGACGAGGACGACAGCGCTGCATAACCGCGCAGCCAAGAAGTCCACCGCACGGCGCCGTGCGGTGGCAGGGCAACCGCCGAAAGGGGCACAACCGATGAAGAAGCGTGCAGACGTGAAACCGAACAAGGAAGAGATCGCCAATTCCGCCGCAATTGCCGAGGCTGACACAGCGCCTGCGCCTTGGGACAAGAACATGAACCCGGAGCAGCTCAAAGCCATCTACCACGTGGATGGTCCCTGCGCGGTGCTCGCGCAGGCCGGTAGCGGTAAGACCAGGGCGCTCGTCCACCGCATCGCGCGCATGGTGCGCGGGCTGCGCATCGACCCGGCGCGCATCATGGCCGTGACCTTCAGTAAGAAGGCTGCGGACGAGATGAACGTGCGGCTCGAGCAACTGGAAGTGACGGAGGCGCGAATCGGCACCTGGCACTCACTCTGCCTCCAGATCCTCAAGGATGATCACACGACGTGGGGCTCGTGGGCCATCGACGAGAAGGACCGCCACAAGTGGATCGTGAAGGATGTGCTCGGCTACAAGAAGAAGGGGCGTGAGGAGCTGAGCCTCGATTGGAAGCAGGCCGATCTCGCGAAGGTGCGGCGCTTCATCACGATGTGCAAAGCCAACTTGTGGACGTGGGAGCATTCCGAAGCGCTGGAGTTGGCGCGTGAGGAATTCGGCACGATGCGCGACTTCAGCGGTCGACCGCAGTTCCAGCTCGCGCTGGATGCCTTTCGGCTGAGCCAGCGAGTGATCGAAGAGGAGTGCATCCTCACGTTCGACGACTTCCTCGTCTTCGCGCACCGACACCTGTGCGACGAAGAGAACCGCCAGCGGTGGGCGGGGAAGTGGGACTACGTCCTTCAGGACGAGGCGCAGGATGCGAACCGTGCGCAGTGCGAGATCGCGCGACTGCTCTCCCAGGACCACCGCAACTACATGGTCGTGGGCGACACTGCGCAGAGCATCTACGGGTTCCGTGGGTCGACGCCTGCTTATCTCGCCAACTTCGCCAAGGATTGGGAGGGCGCCGAGGTCGTCATCATGAACCGCAACTACCGCAGCGGCGACGCCATCGTGCAGGCTGCGAACGACATCATTCGTCCGGCAGAAGTGCGCCTCCCGACCGACATGCTGGCAGAGCGTGGCATCGAAGGCTCTGTCCGAGTGGTGCACGCGACCGACTTCGACAACGAGGCGGCGGAATTCGCGGGCTGGGCGGAGGAGCACTGGAAGGCGACTGGCAAGCTGTCCGACGTGACGTGCCTGTTTCGCCTCAACGCACAGAGCCGCGCGCTCGAAGAGGAGTTGCTCAAGCGCCGCATCCCGTACGTCATCGTGGGTGGCACCAGCTTCTACGATCGCAAGGAGGTGAAGGACTTGCTCTCGTACTTGCGCGTGGCCATCCAACGCGACAAGGAAGGCGACGCCGTCAAACGCTGCATCAACGCACCGTTCCGCTTCCTCGGGCAAGCGTTCGTCGAGCGCGTCATGAAGGCCAGCTCGCCCGACTGTGACTGGTCCGAAGTGGTGCGCGAGGTGGCGCAGCAAGAGCGCTTGATGAACAAGCAACGCGAGAGCGCCGTCGAGTGGGCTGCGCTTATCGAAGAAGTTCGCACCATGATGGAGAGTGACAAGCTCACCGAGTCGCGCCCGACTGTCATCCTCGACTTCCTCGTGCGACGCACCAACTACATCGCGTGGATCGAGAAGGAGGAAGGCGGCGAGAGCATCGAGACCAGTGGTGGCGCCAACGTGCGTGAGTTGATCCGCGTGGCGGAGCGCTTCGATACCGTCGACGAGATGCTCACCTACATCGAGAAGAATCAGGCTGCGGCGAAGCGTCAGAGGAAGGACAAGCAAGCGGGTGGCGAACGCCTACTCCTCATGTCCATCCACCGCAGCAAGGGGCTCGAGTGGCCGAATGTGTGGGTGGTGGGTTGCAACGAGATGATTCTCCCGCACGTGAAGGGCGACGTGGAGGAAGAGCGCCGGCTCATGTATGTGGCGGCGACGCGGGCGCGCGACAACCTGGTCCTCTCGCACGTGCGGGAGATGGCCACGCGCAGCGGCATCAAGCAAGGGACGCCGTCCAAGTTCCTCGTCGATGCCAACCTCGTCTAAGGAACGTCGTTCCAACCGGCGGAGGCGTGAGCGGTCAGTTCGTAGGAAGCTTGACACACTTGAAGCCGAATGGCGTAGTGTATGCCATTCGGCTTCAAGAAAGGCGCTGAGGCGTCAAGGGCAAGGGAGGAAGTCCCATGGGTCGTTTCGAGAATGCGTTGGTAGCATTGCGTGGTGGGCAGTCGACGTTCGCGCAGTTCGTGCAGGCCACGCGCCCGCACTGGAAGGCGCTCAGTATCTACGTGGTCAAGCGGTGGGACTTGCCGCTGTGGATGGACAAGGAAGACGTCGAGCAGGAGCTTCACGTTGCCGCGTGGACCTTCGTCGGCAAGTTCGACGACAAGCGCGGTAAGAAGCTCGAGGAATTCGTCGTGTGGAACGCCATCGACAAGGCGAAGAAGGTGGCGCACAAGGCGCGCGGTGCGAATCGCCACCGTGGCGCCGATGGGAACCCGTCGATGTACGAGCGCCCGTTCACCACGTTCGAGCGTGCTACGGACGAACGTGGTGCGGCGGCCGAGCGGATGCTCAGCGGTGCAGCGGTCGAAGCGCACCAAGAACGCACGGCGGTGCGAGAAGAGGGTTACAAGCGAGCACGTACCGTGTGTGGCAAGGTTCGCGAGCTGCTCGCAGTGCAGGCGCTCTATCACGCGGACGACTCGCTGACCGAAGCGGCGGCGAATCTTTACGAAGACTACGAGTCGCGTCGGCTCTGTCGGCTCGGCAGTGAAGACCACGCGCTCAGCGTGGTGAAGCATGCGGTGCGCACCGTCGGGGAGCGCATGCAGTTCCTTTCGGTTTGATGGAGGCGCACATGGCGGAATTCGATTTCAGTGTGACGATCTCGAAGGTGGACACGAAGGTACTTGGTGAACATCTCGCCAAGATCGGCGTGAAGGTGCCGAAGGCCGATGCCGATTCGATGGCCAATGCGCTCATCGCGCACTATCGTGCGATCGAAGCGCAGTCGCTCGCTCGCTGCGAGAACTGCAATGGGCTCAGCGACCCCAACCTCGACGTTTGCCCGTACTGTGGCCACGTCGAGTCGCTGGACGAAGTGCCGCTACCGGAGCCGACTCCGGTAGCGGTTGTCAAGACGACCAAGAAGAGCGAAAAGAAGGACGGCGCCGCCGAGGCGCAGGAAGGCGCGAAGAACATGTCGACGGAAACCACCACGGACAAGAAGAGCACCAACGGCGTTGCGAAGAAGGACGCACTTGCCAAGGCCAAGGGCGACGAAGAGACCAAGATCACCAAGGCGGGGCTGGCCGACCTCGACAAGTCCGTCAGCACCATCCGCAAGCTGATGACCGAGACGGCGACCAACTACTGGCACCTCGGGAAAGAGCTGAACGTCATTCACGAGAAGCAGCTCTGGAAGCAGCGCACCACCGAGGATGGCAAGGTCGCGTTCAAGAGCTTCGACAACTTCGTGTCGAAGGAGATCGGCTGGAGCGCGATGAACGCGTACCGTGCCATCGACGTCGCGAAGGAGTACAGCGAATCCGATGTGCGCAAGTTCGGTATGACGAAGCTCTCGCTCGTGCTCGAAGCGCCGAAGGAAGCGCGTGCCGAGATCGAAGAAGGGCTCAAGAAGGGCGCCACGTACCGCGAGACCAAGGAAAAGGTGAAAGAGGCGCGCGCCAAGGCGGGTACCACGCGCCGCGAGACCGGTCGCAAGAAGACGCCGGCCGGCGAGAAGAGCGAAGGCGCGAAGAAGGCGCGCGCCAAGGCTGCGGCGGAGAAGGGGAAGTCGTCGCGCATGACCATCGCGAACATCGAAGGCACCAAGACGGTGCGCTTGTACGCGAAGGGCAGCGACGACAAGCCTGCCAAGAAGGTCGCCGATCTTCCGTGGGGCCAGATGGAGCTGTCCAACGACGTCGTGATGCAGTTCGCGATCGTCGAGACGACGGCCGGCGAGCTGGTGCTCAGGGTCAAGGTCAAGCGCGGCGAGTAAATCGGCCGCGTGGACACGGTGGTCGGGCGCGCTTCTGTCAGTGCGCCCGACCCTTCAATTGGCAGATGGAAGAGAGGCGCGAATGGCGATGACACCGGGACCGAAGGAAGAAACCGAGCGGTTGATCAAGAAGGTCGTGAAGGCGGCGGGGAAGAAGGGCGGCACGCTCGCCGAGCTGGCGACGAAGGTCGGTGACGAGGTCGGTCCCGTGCGGCGCGCGGTGAAGTACGCCGTCACTCGCGGTGACCTCAAGAAGACGGGGTCCGGGCGCTTCACGGTCTACTGCATTCCGTAGTAGGTCCGGCGTTTCGTGAAACAGAAAGGCGGGAAGGCACCATTGCCTTCCCGCCTTCTGTCTTTGGGCGGCATAATCCAAGCCGCATGAACCAAGAGAACTACGTCAACGCATACGTCGATGGTGGTGAGATCGTTCTTCTGAAACGTGTCGACGGGAAGCTCGTCGAGAAGCGGACGCCGGCCGAGTACGTCACGTACTACGAACAGAGCAAAGTCCCCTCCGAGCTGGTGCGCGCGTTGAAGACGTCGGAGAACGTGCTCTCCATGGTGCAGGAGAAGCAGTGGCTTCGCGTTCACTGGAAGCGCCCCTATCGCAAGAGCAACAAGAGTGATTGGGAATTCGACCCGCGGCGCTTCATGGCACAGGACGAGAGTAGTCCGTTCAACGAGCGCGGCATCGTCTCCTACGAAGCGGACGTTCATCCGGTGTTGCGGCACTTCGTCGATTGCGGGGTGGGCATCGCGAAGCCGAAACGCTGCTACATCGACTTGGAAACAGACAGCCGTGTCTCGTTCGCGCGCAAAGAGGAGATGCGCATCCTCTGCTACACGATCGTCGACGAGGACGGTGGAGTCGTCGACTCTGCTTGTCTTCAGGAAGACACCGATGCGTCGGAAGCCAAGTTGCTCACGCGAATGTGGGACTTGCTGCACAAGTACGATCAGGTGTGCGCCTGGAATGGTGATCGCTTCGACTTTCCGGTGATGTTCGCGCGTAGCCAAGGGCGCGAGGTCAACGTCGACGTGAATCGATGGCTGTGGCTCGACCACTTGATGGTCTTCAAGCGCATGAACGTGACGGCGTCGGAGAGCGGCGACGAGAAAACGTCGATGCGCTTGCAAGACGTGGCCACCGCTGTCCTCAAGGAAGGGAAGGACAAGTTCGATGGCTCGAAGACGTGGCAAGCGTGGGCGCGCGGCGATGGCTCGTGCCGCAAGGAAGCGTGTCCAGGCTGCGGCGAGAAGCACGAGCACAGCGCGCGCGAGTGCATGCGCCGCTACTGCCTGACGCCGGATCACAAGGTACTCGGTGAGGATCTTCGCTGGCGACCTTTGGGTGAATGCAAAGCGGGGGACGTAATCCTCGGGTTCGAGGAGAACGGTCCGAAGGGTTACGGTCGCCAGTATCGACGTGCCATCGTGAAGTCCGTCGAGCGAGCCATCGCGCCACTGTACGAGGTCGAGCTTGCTTCGGGGAAGAAGTTCCGGGTCACTCCAGATCACAAGTGGCTCGTCGCACGAGTGCGCAAGGACACTGGGTGCGTGAACCAGATGGAGTGGAGGGAGACCGTGGATCTTCTTTTCGATGGGCGCTCCATCCGCAGTGGTGGGAAAAGGATCACGAATGCCGGTTCGAGCGCGGCGATCAAGCTGTTCGACGTGTGGGAGGAGGATGAGACGAAAGAGGCCGGTTGGCTGGCCGGGATGTTGGACGGTGAAGGATCTCTTTCCGTGAAGAAGAACAAGGGCCAAAGGTCCGCTGGTGGGTTCACCATCCAAGTGGGACAGGTGCTCGGACCTACGGCGGATCGACTCCACGCCTTGATTCGAGAGAAGAGTGTCGTCGAACCGAAGGTCTGTTATGAGGCGCCGCGAGGGCCCATCTCGCGCAAGTCCTTGAAGAAGATCATCGTGCGAGGCGCGATGCACGAGAAGTTGAAGTTCCTCGGCACGGTGCGACCCGAGCGGCTCATCCCGAAGGTCGACTTCGATCGCCTTGGCCGTGTCGAGGCCCGTAATCAGTTTGACCCTGTTGTGCGCGTGACGCCGATCCCCGATGGGGAGATCGTCATGATGGAGACGTCAACCAAGACCTTCGTCGCTGACGGATATCCGATGCACAACTGCGAGCAGGACACCAAGCTCCTCGCCAAGATCGAGAAGAAGACGGGTTACCTCGAGCTGTTCTTCTCACTCTGCCAAGCCTGCGGCATCTTCCCCGACAGTCCGTCGACGAACCCGACACACCAGGTCGACGGCTTCATGCTGCGACTCGGAAAGGAGCGCCACACGCACTTCCGCACGCGCAAGTTCGGCGAAGAGGTGGAGGCGTTCGAAGGTGCCTTCGTGATGATCCCCGAGTACAAGGGCATCGTGCGCAACGTGCACGTCGGCGACTTCGCACGTCTGTACCCGTCCATCATCATCACGTGGAACATGAGCCCCGAGACGAAGGTCGGGGTGTACGACCATTCGACCAAACTGGTCACGCGTGTCGATGGCAAGAAGGAGTCGATGCGCGAGGAGTGGGCGCGGGCACCGCGCACGAACGTGGTGTTCGACACCACGGCCCAAGGCATCCTTCCGACGGCGCTCTTGGAGATGATCCGCTTGCGCGCCTACTGGAACGATCGGAAGGCCAGCCTCACACCGGGGACCGAGGAGTGGCACGACGCCGACCGCCGCAGCACGGCTTACAAGATTGCGGCGAACAGTTTCTTTGGTGTCGCGGGCTCGCCCTTCAGCCGCTACTACGATAAGCAAGTCGGTGAGAGCATCACGCAAGCCGGTGTCTACTTGCTCAAGGCGACCATCGCCGAAGGGCTCACCTTCAAGCCACCAGTGCGTACGGGCTACGCCGACACCGACTCGATGTTTGCAGACCGCGTGACGAAGGCCGAATTCGAAGCCTTCGTGAAGCACTGCAACGCTGAGTTGTACCCGCGCATCACCAAGGCGCACGGGTGTAAGGCGTACGACATCAAGTTCGCGTATGAGAAGCAATTCGACCGTCTCGTGATGACCGGCAAGAAGCGTTACGCCGCCCGCTACGCTCACTACAAGGGCAAGCTCGCAGCGAAGGACAGCAAGCCCGAGATCAAGGGTCTCGAATTCAAGCGTGGCGACACCGCCAAGCTGGCGCGTCAGCTCCAAGAAGAAGCGATTCGCATGCTGCTCGGCAATTGGGAAGAGCCCTTCACTGCGCCGACGGAAGTCGTCGACGACTACCACAAGCTCATCGCCAAGTTCCAGCGCGAGGTGCTCGAGGAGAAGTTGCCTACCGAACTGTGTGTCATCTCCAAGAACATCACGAAGAAGCTGCCGCCAAGTCAGCGTGAGGTCGAAGAGCGGTTGGAGAAGTTCAAGGCTACAGCCGAGAAACGCAACAAGGAGTGGAACGACGAAGCTGTGCTCGACGCCATCGACACCATCATGGCGGAGTACGAGCGTGCGGATGGCTACAAGGCGCGCAAGAAGAACGACGGCACACGCGTCGCTCATCCGCCGCACGTGCAGGTCGCTCTCATTCTGAAGGAACGCGGCGAAGAGGTGCATGCCGGTTCGAAGATCGGCTACGTGGTGGTGGACGGGTCGAAGTCGCCGATGAAGGTGATTCCCGCCAGTGACTTCACCGGCGTGGAGGCAGATCGCTGGTACCTGTGGGAGAACCTCGTGTGGCCACCGACGGAGCGTCTACTCGTCGCGGCGTTCCCCGACCACGAGTGGAAGTCGTGGGGCAAGGTGCGGCCCAAGAAGCCGCGATTGCCACGCGGCAAGAAGACGGCGCAGCTCGCATCCCCTGAAGTCAAGCCTCCCACCGCACGGCGCCGTGCGGTGAAGACTCCTGCGCTCGTTGCTGGCGGCTCCGTGGCGGTGCCGAAGCAAGCACCACCGCCAGCGGCTCCGGCCAAGGCCGAACCGGCTTCTTGGATGCCGCAGGTCGTCTCCCGCACCGCACGGCGCCGTGCGGTGGACCAGCCACCCCTCGTAGCCCCAAAGGAAGAAGGGACGGGCATGGAGTGGCTCCTACCCGTGGGCCGTGGGACGAATCTCGACGAGGTGACGAAGGCGCTCAAGGCAGCACCGGGGCGCACACCCGTGTTCTTGGAAGTGGCGCTCCAAGGTGCACGCCTCCGCGTCGACTTGCGGATCAAGGTGAAGCCGTCGAAGGAGCTTTGGTCGTTCGTCACTTCATTGCTCGTCTGAGCCGCATAACAGCGGCGGAGGTGAAGCGTGAAGAAACGCACCGATGTGAGCGGCAAGAAGCTCAGCAAGATCGAGGAAGTGAGTAAGGAGCTGAAGGAGGAGTTGAAGCGCGGCGACGAGCACATCGACACGATGGGTGGGTTCCTGACGCATAAGCGATTCGACTCCCATCCCAAGCTCTCCGACGACCTCGAGCGCATCATCGCCAAGACGTTCAAGATCGACGTCGAGGCCACGCACAAGGTTCTCCTCGAGAACCTTGTTATCGCCGGTACCGACCTCGGTGACCGCGGCACCATCACGGTCCACCTGAACCGTGCCGAGGACAATGCTCGACTTGCCCATCAGCTCTACTGTGTCGCGCGCGCCGACAAGGAAGAGTGGGACGCCCGTCATGAAGTGGTGCGCGGCGCCATGTGGACGCAAGCCACCGTCGCGCTCCAGCGCGAGAAGGACGCCGGCGAGCGGCGGAAGCAGATCACCGACGCCGACGTGAAGACGAAGTGCGCCGAGCTGTTCCCCGACGAGTGGCAGTACACCGAGGCACGCGGCATGCGCGTCAAGCTGATGGTCGAGCACTTCAAGGAGCTGGTCGATTGTTGGCGCAGCCGATGCGCGACGCTCCGGACGCTTCTGGAGACGCGTCGATGAAGCGCCTTCATTTCGCGGTGAGAAGGGGCGTCGACGGTCGCATCGCCGAACCGGCGCGCGTGGTGGTGGCGGATCCTCCATGGAGCTTCAACGACAAGCTCCCCGGTGCATCGCGTGGCGCGGAGAAGAACTACAAGGTGCTCGATCTCGAAGGCATCAAGAACTTCAAGCTCCCACTCATCGACGATGATGCTGCACTCTTCATGTGGCGTGTGTCCTCGCAGGTTGAGGAAGCGTACGAAGTGGTGCGTGCGTGGGGCTTCGTGCCGAAGACGGAGATTGTCTGGTGTAAGCTCACGCGGAAGGGTGGAGACGCACCTTCGGCGAAGTTCGCGCTCCAGGCAGCGAACACCGCAGGCGTGCAACCGCAAGACACGAAGCTCCACTTCGGGATGGGGCGCTATGTGCGTGCCTCACACGAGTCGTGCATCGTGGCGGTGCGTGGGCGTATGGTCGATAAGGTGTTGGACCGTGCCGTGCGCAGCGTGTTCTACGCACCGACTGGTGAGCACAGCGAGAAGCCCGCGGTGTTCTTCCAACTCGTCGAGCGCCTCTTCGAAGGCCCGTATGTGGAGATGTTCTCGCGTCATCACCGAACGGGTTGGACCTGTTACGGGAACGAAGTGGGCAAGCTCGGTAAACGCGTCTAGGCTGCATAACCTCCCTTGCTCGGAGGGCAACCGAGTACCGCCAAACCAAACAACCGTTGAGGTTTTCAATTCATGGCGAACAGCATCGACGACTTCTTGAACCATCGGACCAACAGCGGCGATCGCGCGTCCTTCTTCAAGTGGAAGGACAAGGGCGAAGCCGACGTGTGGTTGCACACCAAGTGCATGCCGAAGCCCGTGTGGCGCCATCAGATTCCCAAGTTGGTGCCCATCGAGGACAAGGACACCAAAGAGACGCACATCATGCTGTGGAGCGAAAACGCGGTCTGCCACGAGGACGAAGAAATCCTCCGCGCGCAGTATCAGCGCGACGACGACGGCGCGCGGAAGAAGACTCCGACCAAGTGCGGGCTCTGTCGCTATGTCGAGTGGGTCTTCCAGCAAGTGCAGCAAGAGAAGCTCTCGTGGACTGATCCGGTGCTCCACTTCGAGGGCTTCACCAAGGAGAAGATCAAGGGCAATTGGGAGTACGTCGAGACGGAGCTGACGCTCCACGCCGGCGGGCTCTACGGTGCCTTTCAGAAGGTTGAGGACGACGACGAGAAGCGCGAGCTGAAGGAGGCTGGCATCTTCCTCAAAGAAGCGTGGAAGGAGAAGATGCTCGCGAGTTGCAACTACATCTTCCGCATCGTCGACAACAAGTCGATCAAGGACGGCGTCCAGATCGCGATCGAAGCCTCGCTCCTCGGTGACAAGGTGAAGACCGTCATCAGTGACCGCATGCAGTCGGTCGGTCGTGACAAGGGCAACCCGATGGTGACGCCGTACGCCATCCGTTGGAAGTACAACGACAAGGAGAAGGAATTCGGCAAGAAGTACCACGCGCTCCCGCTCGAGGAAGAGCGCATCTCGCAGACGATCCGCGACCTCATCATCGAAGCCGAGCCGCCGGACATCACGCGCCTGACGGAGCCCTACAACCAAGCCACCGTCCGCGCGTTCTTCGAGAAGCACAGCGTCCTCAAGAACGTCCCGTGGGACAAGCTCTTCCGCAAGGAGAGCAGCGCTGGCAAGTCCACGACGGCCGGTGCGGAGGCGGAGAAGGCCAGCTCCAAGAAGGCACCGGACTCCGAGCCCGACGATCCCGACGAGACACAGGTCCGCAAGAAGCAGGACGACGGTCCACCGAAGGGCTACACCACGTCGACCGGCATCTTCATCCCCGAAGACGATGCGGTCGAATGCAACAAGTGCGACAAGCCGATGCACGAGTCGTGGAACAAGTGCGTCGAGTGCGGCAAGACGTACGAAGGTGGCGAGGACCCGCCCGAGCCGCCCAAGAAGGAAGAGAAGGAACCGAAGATCGTTCCGCGCCGTCGTATGAAGGAGAAGGCTGAGACGAAGCCTGCCCCCAAGTCCGACCCGCCGCCCAAGAAGAAGCCCAAAGACGAAGAGGAAGACGAGGGTGGTGGGGACGAAGACGACGATTCCATCCCTTTCTAAAAGGGATTGGTGAATCAGGCATGCAAGAGCCCACCGCACGGCGCCGTGCGGTGGGCTCTTCGCTTGTGGGCGGCATAACGACTACATCACTTCACGAGGTGAATTCGAATGGCAAGGCGACGAATCGAGCAGGTCGAAGAAGTCGAAGAGAACGTGACACCGATCCGCAATTCACGACTCAAGGCCATGGAGGCGCTCGCCAAGAGCCACTCTGCGTTCAAGCCGGCCGGTCAGGTGCTCACACCGGTGCGCGTGGTGCCAACGATCTTCGCGCAGTACGACCACGCGTTGCGTGTCGGTGGTCACCCCATCGAGCGCGTGGTCACGGTGCATGGGCCGTCCAACCACGGGAAGACGGCGTTCGTGTTGGGGCTCGGGCGATCGTTTCTCCAACGTGACCACTTCTTCAAACTGGTGGACGCCGAATTCACGACACCGACGGCGTGGCTCAAGACGATGCTCGGTCCGGAATTGTTTCAGGACGAGCGGACGCACCATCCGGGCTTCGTGGCCACGCGCCCGCAGAACTACGAAGAGACCGTCGACGACATCCGCAGCTTCGTGACCAAGATCGAGAAGGAGCGGGACGAAGGCAACCTCGACCCCGACACGACGGCGATCATCGCCATCGACAGTATCCGCAAACTGGTGCCGAAGAAGTTCTTCGAGAAGGTGGTCGGTGAAGGCTCCAAGAAGGGCGCGAAGGCCAACGGCATCGACGGCTTCGGCGGGCGCGGAGCGCAGATCAAAGCTGCGCTCAATGCCGCGTGGCTCGATGAGTTGGTGCCACTCCTCTACAAGACGCGTACGGGTATCGTGTTCATCGCGCGCGAGTCTGAGGACACCGAAGCCGACGCCAACGACAAGAAGTGGGGCAACGACTACAAGGTCACGGGTGGTAAGAGCATCATCTTCGACAGCTCCATCGTCGCGCGCGTCGAGCGTGACCGATGGGTGTACGGGCCTGGTCCCGAAGGCGAGAAGAAGCCCGTCTACGGCGAAAAGCACCGCATCACGGTCAAGAAGACCAAGATCGCCGGCAAGACCGACAAGGTGCAGGTCGGTTTTTTTCACACATCGAATGGTGTGTGGACGCCGGAAGGGTTCGACACCGCGCGTGACCTGGTGGAGTTGGGCATCCGCTTCGGTGTGCTCAAGCAAGCCAAGTCGTGGATCCAATTCGGTAACCGCAAGTGGAACGGCGAGCATGCGGTTGTGAAGGCGCTCTACGAGAACCGCATCGTGCTGCGCGACCTCGAGTCCGAAGTGCGTGCTGCTTTCGATTCGACTTCGCCGTTGGAAGAGGACGATTGAGCGTGCTGGACGCCACTGCGGTAGGTACGCGCACGCTGCATTACTTAACCGGTCGCTCGTGGCGAACCCCGCGCGGCCGAGCCGGAAGTGGGTCTATCTATGGCCGATAAGATCGTTGTCCGCAACATGCTCACGGCCGTCGCGGCGGTACGCCACGCGGTGTCGTCCGACGAGACGCGCCCGCACCTTTGCTGCGTCTCGCTCGACCTCTCCGACCGAAGGGAGCCGTGCGTCGTCGCGACCGACGGGCACAGGCTCGCGATCTACAGGCTCCGCGACGAGGACGTCGAGACGGCGACGCCCGCACCGAGCGCCATCAACCTCGCGCCGAAGCTCGTCAAGGAGATGACGGCGAAGTTTGTCATCGCAGCGCTCAAGCGATATGGCTCGATGCTCGACGAGGTCACGATCTCGGCGGACCGCGTCGCTGTCTCGCCGCACCCGGTATGGGGCGTCGTCGGGGGAGAGCCGTCGTGGCGGCTCCGGACGGTGGACGCAAAGTTCTCGTCGTGGCGGCATTTCGTGCCGACGCGCGCCCTCGAACCGGAGGACCGCGGCCCGCACACCATCAGCGTGAACCCGCGCTACCTACTGGATGCCGAGGAGGCGCACAAGCTCGTCGCCCGCGTGCAGTGGGCCTCGCGATCGAAGCCGAGCAAGAAGGACAAGGAGCCGAGCAAGAACAAGCTCTCGGCCTTCGTCACGCGCGTCGAACTCGGACCGGACGAGTTCGCCGCGATGCTCGTCCGGTCCGACGTCGCGGCCCTCACGTGCGTGGTCATGCCGAGGAAGTTCTGATGGCCGCGTGCGCGATGGTTGATGCTTGTTCGTGCGGTCATCGCGTGGGCGGAGAGCAAACTCCCGCCGAAGGGAGAATCATGGTCAGCTGGCGCAAGATGATCGTCGGGAAGGCGATTGACGCAGCGAGCAGCGGGAAGGAAGGCAAGCTCCGATGATTCCTCACCACTACACCAAAGAAGGTCTTCGCGAAGAATTGCTCATCTTCATGCACCGTTGCGAGAAGGCGGCAGCAAGTGTCGCAACGGCATTAGCCGGTCAAGAATTCGACGGCATCGCGCTGAGCACTGTTCGCTCGTATCGGCGCGTGTCGTTGAAGTTCCTTTGGATGAAGGACGAAGCACAGAAGCTCTATCGCTCGCTTTTCGACAAGCCATACGACGACTCCGAAGTAGAGGGGCGAGCGTACGAAGCCATTGCCATCGGTTCGGGATTCAACGAATGGTACGAGCAACATGAGTGTGAACGTGTTGCTCAAGAGGTCCGTGAACTGCGCGGTGTGTGGACTTTGAGCGATTCGGGAGGTTCACTCGCCGGCGCATTCATCGCGTTCCGCTCGTTGCCGCCCGAGGAGCGCGAGAAGCGAATGCGGTTTGGCGAACTGATGAAAGACGGATTGATCGGCTTCCAGGTCGATGCTTGTTCGTGTGGTCATGTGGGGCGTATCTACAATTTCGAGCAGTGGAGCGAATTCGAGAAGCACAAGAGCGATTGCACGAAGAGGGGTGAAGGATGAAATTCATCGTCGCTTCCGACTTCCACTTCGACGCAGTGACGGCGGGCGTTCGACGCTTCGAAGAACTGGAACGCGCCGCCGTCGCGGTGGTCAAGCACGCCATCGAAGCGAAGGTCGATGCGTTTCTCTTTCTCGGTGACCTGTGCGACCCGGACACCGGGAGCGCGGTGTTCCGATGCGTGGAGCTGGCGCAACGGATGGCAGTCAAGCTGGCGCAGGAACGCATCACGTCGTTCTGGATGGCAGGGAACCACGACGTGATCGAGGACGGCACAGGGCACACCACACTCACGCCGATGCGCAGCATCGAGAAGTGGGGCGCGAAACGGCTCTTCCCTGAACCCGGCTCCATCCTAGTCGTCGAGCGGTGGGAGCACTTCATCATCGACACCGGGCGCGACAAGAAGGACCACACTCCACCCATCACGTTCGCGTTCTTGCCGTACACGGCGACGTCACACCACTACAGCCCGAAGGACGTGATGCCGACGCAGGCATTCCACAACGCGTGGAGAGCGCAAGCCCCGGTCGTCTTTGCCGGTCACCTATCCATCCCCGGCATCGTGCCTGGTGAAGAGACGCACGAGATGGGTCGTGGACGCGACATGACGTTCCCCTACGACGAGATCATCGAACGGCGTCGCGAGTACCCGACGCTGATGCTGAACGGGCACTACCATCGTCAGCAGCACTTCCGAAAGCTCAAGGATAGTCGCGGCATCCACATCCCCGGTTCGATGGCGCGACTCACCTTTGGCGAGGAGTACCACGCACCCGGCTACTTGTTCGTCGAGACGCGTGGTCACAAGTTCGATGTCTACAACAACTCTTTCGGCAACAAGCATACGCCCGACACGAAGCCGGCGACGTTGCTCACCATCGGTGAGAGTGACCCGATCTGGAAGCAAGTGGCAGAAGGTGAAGCTATCTACTTCGGCGACGACTTGCGCGCGACCATCGTGCGGCTCCGCCCCCCGCTCGAGGCCGAAGAGATTCATGTGGAGTTAGTCGTACACGCACTTCGTACGCTCGGTGTCGCTGCCGTGAAGGTGCTTCCACGGCCTTCCAAGGCTGTGTTGCCGGCGTTCCGAACCGAGTTGGACGAAGAAGGCGAGCCCCTCCAAGTCGCGAAGCGTCCATACGAAGTCGTGAGCGAACTGGTCGAGAGCGCGAACACACGCGACCGTGATGCTCTCAAGCAACTGACCAGCGAAGTGATGGCGAAAGCGGGTCTCTGATGCGCTACTTGGCAGAGCTGCACCTCAAGAACTGGAAGTGCTTTCGTGGCGAGCACGTGCTCAAGTTCGAGCCGAAGGCGTACGCAGTACTTGCCACGATGGACCGCGACGTCGAGCGTTCCAATTGGCTCGGGAAGTCGTCGCTCCTCGAGGCCATTGCCTTCGCGATGTACGGATGGCACACCGAGGAAGGTGGCGACAACGCGCTCATCACACGCGGCGAGAAGGTGGCTGAAGCGAAGCTCGTCTTCGATGATGGAAGCCAGGTCATGCGCACCAAGCACGCCGGCAAACCGAAGCGGCTTTTCTACCACCACGGTGGGAAGGACTTGATGGGTGACGAAGCACAGTCGCTCATTCTCGATAACGTTGGGTTGAGTGAGCAGGACTTCTTCGCTACGTGCTTTTTCGAACAGAAGAAGATGTCGCGCCTGGTGACGATGGAAGCCAGCGAACGGATGGCTGTGGTGGTGGAGTGGCTACGGCTCGGAGTACTGGAGCAGTGCGAAGCGCTCACGCTGCATCACGTGCGTATGTTGCTCGAGAAGGAGCACAAGATGCGCGCACAATTGGAATCGCAGCTTGCGGTTCAGAAGCACGCGCTTGGGACGTTCCCCAACATCGAAGTCCTCGTCAACGAGTTGGAGTCGGTGCGCAAGGAAGTGGCGGAGCACGCCGACAAGGTCGCGGAGCTGGAAGACCAGGAGAAGCGCTCGAACCGCGCCGTGTCGCTTCGTAAGGAGTGCGAGCGGTGGGGTAGCCTCAAGGCCGACGGGTTGGCGCTCAGCGAGGAGATCAAGTCGACGGATGAGTTGGCGCTACGGCGCGCCCTGGAAGAAGCGCGCGATGCGTTGCGCGAGGCTGACAGCAAGCAAGGGCTTCTCGAACGAGAGGTGTCGCTGAAGCGCACCGTCGCTGTCGGGAAGTTTGATGGCGCCTGTCCTGTCGTGAAGTTCGCTTGCCCCGCACGCGACGATATCAACGACATGACGGAGCAGAGCCGCAAAGAGCTGAAGAAGAGCGACGAGCGTCTGCGCGAGTTGCTCGTCGCGCGCGATGCCGTGCGCAAGGGTGTGAACCGCGCCGAAGCCGACTACCAAGAGCTGGCGCGCAAGCGCGATCGACTTGATTACATCCGCAAGGAGATGGAGCGCATCTTGCCGATGCGCGCCGAGTGGAAGAAGTGCAAGGACGACGAGCAGGACGGGGAGAAGCTGTCCACCGCACGGCGCCGTGCGGTGGAGAAGTCGATCGAGTTGGCGTCGGCCAAGAAGGTGCTCGCTAGTTCGGTGGACAGCTACAAGGCCACGCTTCAACCCATCGAGGAGTTGACCGCGGAGCTGAAGGACATCACCAACAAGCTCGCCACCGCGCGCGAAGCGATGATCATCTTCGGCAAGAACGGAGCGCAACGTCGCATCGCGGAGACGGCGCTCGAGGACATTCAACAGAGCGCCAACACCATCCTCGCCGACTGCGGTATCCCGCTCAGCATCGTCATCCGTTGGGCGCGTGAAGGGTCGGGCCTTGCCAACACGTGCAGCGATTGCGGGTACCCGTTTCCCAAGTCGGCCAAGGACCGCAAGTGCACGCATTGCGGCGCCGACCGTGGTCCCAACATCATCAACAAGCTGGACATCGTGATGACGGACCGAAGTGGTGCTGCGGAAGACCTCGTGGGCGGTGCGTTGCAGCTCGCGGCGTCGACATGGCTGCGCACCGACCGAAACAGTGGATGGAGTGCAGCTTTCATCGATGAGCCGTTCGGTGCGCTTGATCGCGCCAACTTGCGCGCGTTCAGCTCGCACCTCCACGGCATGCTCAACTCGCGCTACGGGTTCGCGCAGTCGTTCGTCATCGCGCATCATGCGTCTGTCCTCGACGCACTCCCCGGACGCATCCTCATCACGTCGGACGGTAAGTACTCGAGCGTGAAGGTGGTGTCGTGAGCGAGCACCGCTTCCTCGACGGCGAAGAGACGCTCGACGAGGCGGAGCTGATGCGTGTGTTCCTGAACAAGCAACGCACCCGCGAAGGCGTGTGCGACGGCTGCAACAAGCAAACGAAGGTCTACGTCGAAACCAACCTCTGCATCACGTGCCTTGCCGGCTACTCGGAGATCCCATGAGCGACGACACCAAGGACCGCGGCGACTGGAGCCAGACCTATACCGACCTGATGTTCTACCCGAAGGACCCGCGCCCGGAGGACATCGACATTCGCGACATCGCTCATGGGCTTGCGTACTCGTCGCGGTTCAACGGGCAGACCAATCGCTACTACTCCATCGCGGAGCACTGCGTCCACGTCAGTTACGAGTGCGACGAAGCTGATGCGCTCGAAGGGCTGATGCACGATGCCGCAGAAGCCTACGTCGGCGACGTGGTCACCTCGGTGAAGCGCCACCTTCCAGGCTTCTACGAGATCGAGGATGCCATCGAGCAGGTCATTGCGGCGAAGTACAAGTTGCGTCGTCCGTGGCCGGAGAGTGTGAAGCGTGCGGACATCGCGGTGCTCATCGCCGAGAAGCGCGATCTTTTCGCCAAGAATCTCGTGTGGAAGAAGCACGCGAACACCAAGCCGATGTCGCGCACGGTGAATTGCTGGAACGATTCGACCGCCTACGACCACTTCTTGAAGCGCTACGCCCAACTCAAAGGGCTCGATCTCGTCGGCGTGATGGTGCACGGGGACGCGGTGCTCCTGTGAGCAAAGTGAAGGGGAACGGCGGCGAGCGCGAGGTGGCAGCGCTCATCCAACCATGGTGGTCGAAGGTCGAACCGGGTGCCACCTTCGTTCGTACGCCGCTCTCTGGTGGATGGGGCAAGACGCGCGAAGTGCGCGCCGGCTTCAAAGCAAGCGGCGACCTGATGACCACCGCGACGCAGTTTCCCTTCACCATCGAAGTGAAGCGTCGCGAAAAGTGGACGTTGGAGCGTCTTCTCGCTGGCAAGGCGAGCCCCGTGTGGCCGTGGTGGAAGCAAGCGCAGACGCAAGCCGACGAGATGGGGCTTACTCCACTGCTCTGGATTCGAAAGAATCGGCAGCCGTGGCGCATCATCATGCCGCACTCGTTCGCCTTGCTGAAGGGGCTCATCACAGCGCGCTCGCGAGTGCATGTGTGGACCTGCTCACCGCATCTCGTCGCGGATCTGTTCGGTGAGCAGGTGCCCGCGATGATCGCGGCGGAGGACTTCCTCAAGTGCGACCCGAAGCGCTTCCTACTGACCAAGTGGTGAGTTACAACAAGGTTGGAGGCGCGACTGTGAAGAAGAAACTCGAGACTACGAAGACCCCCGAGGCGGCAGCCGTCTATCTCGACCCCAAGAAGCTCGTCCCCAATCCCAAGAACCCACGTGTCAACGACGCGGTGGTTGACGACATCGTCAAGTCAATCGACAAGTTCGGGTTCACAGTGCCCATCGTCGTGCGCAAAGCGAACATGATGGTGGCGGCAGGGCATACGCGGTTGAAGGCGGCACTCAAGATGGGGCTCAAGGAAGTCCCGGTTCGCATCCTCGACATCACGCAACGTCAGCTCGAAGCACTCACCATCGCCGACAACAAGCTCGGCGAGAAGGCCACGTGGGACGAGACGCTCTTGAAGGAGCAGCTCCAAGGGCTTCTCAAGGACGATTTCGACTTGAACATGCTCGGATTCGACGGGACCGAGTTGGCAAGCCTTCTCGCCGAGTCGCCTTCGGTGCTTGGTGGCGACTCCATTCCCGCCGAGGCAGCCAACGGCAAAGGCATGACGGACCCCGGCGCGCCGCAGGGCGATCCGTCGCACGTGCGCATGGTGCAACTCTTCCTCGACGAGACGACGCACCCGGTGTTCCTCGAGCGCTGCAAGGTGCTCGGAAAGAAGTGGGGTCTCGACAACGTCACGAAGGTCGTGATGAAGGCGCTCGAGGAGATCGCCAAGGAACCGAACAAGAAGGGCGAGAAGACCGATGTTCACGGTGCAGCTTCGAACGCAGGTTGACGAGAAGCTCATCGCGTCACGCCATGGTGGCGATGTCACCGAAGAGGACATCGCGTTCAAGCCCACGAGCGACATCGCCGTCTACAAGTCCAACGGCCAGCCGCTCCTCTTCGTCTTCAAGCGCGCGGTGTCGCAGAAGGAGATCGAGCTGGCGCTCCCTGGCTTGAACGCCATGCGGATCACGAGCCCGAGCTTCAAGAGCAATCGCAAGACGTATGGTGGTGGGCCGGCATACCGCAAGAAGGAAGACGGCACCGTCTCCAACACGACGTACGGCAAGAGCATCAGCAGTGCCATTGCTGGCTACTTCGATCGGTACCCACGTTTCCCGTTCTGTCGGCAGACGGCGTTCACCGCGAAGGAGGTCGAGAAGTGGCGCGACCTCCAACCGATGATCCACACGTGCGCGAAGCTGTTCAAGGAGCACCTCCCCGAGCGCTACGAGAACCAGGACAAGGTCGCGCGCAAGGTGCATCCCGACTTCCAGATCGCAGGGACGCCGTTCAGCACGCTCACGGTCAATCACAACGCGGTGGCCAAGCTTCACCAGGACAAGGGTGACCTTCCTGACGGTTTCGGTGTGATGACGGTCATCAAAGAGGGCTCGTACGACGGCTTCTCGTTGGTGTTCCCGCGCTTCCGTGTAGGAGCTGAGCTGGAAACTGGCGACGTGATCCTGTTCGACCCGCACGAGTTTCACGCCAACGTGCCGCCGCGCAATTGCTCGGACGATTACCACCGCATCAGCGTGGTGATGTACTTCAGGAAGAAGATGATCGAATGCGGCAGTGCTGCGGACGAGATGAGGCGCGCACAGAAGGCGCGCGGCTCGCTCGACATCGTTGCGAACGAAGGAGCGACCGAATGAACGTCGCGGTATGGCGCTACGGGTTGCCGTTGCAGGTGGAGGCACAGAGCACGGTCGGCGGTGGCAAGATTGCTGGCGAGCTACTCAAGACGCTCAAGAAGCAAGGTCACAACGTCACGGTCGTGGGTCCGGTGTCGAAGGGTGTCGAGCAGTGGCTCGCGGACGCTGGCATCGCTCACAAGCGCACCAACGACTTGAGCACGATGGATGCTGCGGTGGTGCTCACGGGTCCGTTCAATGTGATGTACGGAGACGGTGTCTTCGACACCTATCGCCGACTCGCGACATTGAACGGCAAGGCCATCTATGCGCAGTGGGACGTCGCGTTGCCGTTCCACTTCGCCGCGGACCGAAGCACCAAGTTCGCAGCTGACTGTCACGTGCGCACTCCACACCTCTTGAAGAACAAGGAGTGGTTCCTCTTCACGCAACTCGAAGAGGAACACGTGCGTGCTAGCAAGGCCGCGAGCACGATGTATGCGACGGCACCTTTCAAGCACGTGCGCTGCCTTTTCGAACTGGTCGAGTTGGAGAAGGAGTTGCTCAAACCGGTGAAGAACCCGGTGCCGGCGATCGCTTACTTTGGTAGCGACCGCCCCGGTCGCATGCGTGAGCTACTTCGTTGGTTCGGAGCACCCGGTTCGCCGCCCGTGCACCTCTATGGGCAGTGGAGCGAGAAGTCGCTCGCCGAGTTGATGAAGAACCAAGGCTTCGAACCCAACATCGAGTACCGCGGCAAGATCCCCGAGGGCCGGGTGACCGAAGTGTTGAATCAGTACGTGATGACCTTCTACATGGCGGACCCTGCGTACGTGAAGACCGACTTCATCGCGCAGCGGTTCTTCGAGAACGCCATCGCCGGCGTCGCGACCTACTACAGCGACAAGATTCAGCCGTCGGTGCGGAAGACCGTGCCGAGTGGGTTGGTGCTCGAGGACCCGAAGCAGCTCAAGGAAGCGTTCCAACACGTGGTGTCGATGCCGTTCAAGAAGCGCCTTGGGCTCGTGCACCAGCACCAGGAAGCGATCCTGAGCTTCGCGAAGAGCCATCCGCACAGCATGCGCAACGCGTTCGAGCAGGTGCTCTCGTGACGATGGCGAGTTGCACGGTCGTCATCCCGGCGCACAACGAAGAGGACACCATTGGTGGACTCGTGGAGTGCGCGCTCGTGCACGCGGACCGCGTCATCGTGGCGAACGACTCGAGCACCGATCGAACGGAACAAGTGGCGGAGGAAGCGGGTGCAATCGTCGCTCTGGTTCCGCGTGAGCGTCGTGGCTTGGTGGGCGTCTACTCGTTCGGGCTCCGGGTCGCCGTTGCTCTCCACCGCACGGCGCCGTGCGGTGGACGTGGGGCGTACGTCTGCGAGATGGACGCGGGCGGCAGCCACGACCCGCACGAGCTACCCAAGTTCTGGAAGGCTCTCGACGAAGGCGCCGACATCGCCGCGGGCTGTCGCTTTGCGTACGGGGGCGAGTACCTCGGGTCGTGGCAGCGGAAGAGCCTGAGCTACTTCGGCACCAAGCTCACCAACATCGTGCACGGCACCAAGTGGTGCGACGCGACGAGTGGCTTCGTGGCGTACAGGTCATCGTCGCTCGATGCGCTCTTGCAGGTCCCCTACAAGTCGACGGGTCACTACTACCAGACGGAGATGCGTCTGCGCGCGCAGGCCATGGGCATGAAGACGACGGAAGTGCCCATCACGTACAGGAACAGCGGCTCGTCGCTCAATTGGCGTAGCATCCGTGAGGCATTGTCCTTGGTGATGCGATAGGAGAAGTCACAATGGCGCGAAAGATGGCAGCACACATTGGAGCGACGCCGGTCGTCGTTCATGACACGACGCTCGTCGACGTCGAAAAGCTCAACCCCGCGCCGTACAACCCGCGCAAGATCAAACCGGCCATGCTCTCGGCGTTGAAACAGAGCATCAAGGAACAGGGGTTCATTCACCCCATCGTCGTGCAGAAGAAGGGTATGGTCATTATCGCTGGCCACCAACGAGTGAAGGCGTTGCGTGAGCTGTGCAGCGAAACGGGGCAGCCGCTCCCCAAGATTCCCGCCATCATCCGCGACATCGGCGATCGAGTCGCCAAGAAGCTCAACATCACGCTGAACCGCGTCGGTGGTGAATTCGATGCGGGGCTCCTCGGTGACTTGTTGCGTGACCTGCAAGACGATGTGCGCCTGACGACCGACGAACTGACTGGCATGGGCATCTCGGCCGACGAGCTGGACGGGCTTCTCAAGCTCGACGATCCGCCGCCCGAGAACGAAGAGATTCCAACCTTCGGACGCTCGGTCACCATGTCGCTTTCGTTCAGCGACACCAAGATGCGTGACCGCGTGAAGAAGAAGCTCGAGGAGCGTTCGCGTGTGGAAGGGAAGAAGAGCGGCGAGATCGTCGACAGCCTGATGCGGCGATGAAGCCCAAAGAGGCAACTCCGCTGGTGCGCTTCTTCCGTCGAATGGCGGAGAAGTTGTTCGGTACGTGGAAGGAAGGCATTGAGCCACCTGACCGGCTTGGCGATATGGTCATTACCTTCGCCAACATGCACCCACACGCTACTCGGCAGGATTGGGTTGTCTTCGCGACGTTTCACGCACGCGAAGCGTACCGAAGTGGTTACTTGCGCGGCGTCGAGTACGCCGAGCGCGAAGACGATGAACCGGGCCTCGACCCCGATGTCTTGATGGACGCGATGAATGGCCCTTCGTGGCGCGGACGGCCCGTGGGACCGAATCTCGAGCCGCCCGCCGAAGACCTGCACGATTGGGAGTGGTATCCGACCGAAGGTCCCACGCTGGAAGGCGACGTGGCTGCACGCGTGCGTGAGTACGAAGACGAGAACCACATTGCGTGGGAGCAGCTCACCAAGATGGAGAGTGCCGATCAGGAGCGTTCGAAGCGCTGAGCGGCATAAGGGGAGTGGAGGTGCACGATGTCCGAAGGAGACCCGTTGCAGTGGGCTCGCGCCCTCGGTGCCGGAACTGCGATGGTGATGCACATTCCCACGGACACCGTGGCGAAGGTGAAGGCGTTCTACGACGGTGTGACCACGAAGTTCATCAGCCCCATCACCAACGAGCCCGTCAACGGGCCGGTGCTGGTGATGGAGGACGGGAACAGCTTCATGGCAGAGGACGAGAAGTCCTTTCACCGTATGACCATGCAACAAGCGCAGTTCTATCGCACCATGCAGCGCGTAATCGCCAACACGCTGCGCGAAGCCGCGCAGCTCCTCAAGTCGCTCGGTATTCCGGTCGACGTCGGCGTTTCGTTGTTGGTTGCTACGCTCAAGGCGCAGCTTCGTGTACTCGAAGCCAAGCCCGAAGCCATGCCGCAGACGCTTCCACCCGAGGAGATGCCCTGATGCCGCCCAACACCAACGTCCCCGTCGCCGCCCACAACGCGCTCAAGCAAGTGATCGACATGTATGGTCAGCTCCTCGTCGAACAGGAGCATAGGTTCATGATGGAGCGCGCGCAGTTGGAGCTTCAGATCAAGGACATCCACCACACGAACAACGAAGTGACCGCGCGCTGTCTCGAGATCGAGGGGAAGAACCAGAAGTTGGTCGCCACGAACGAAGGGCTCGCGGCCGACTTCGTGAAGATGACCCAACTGATTCAAGACCTGAAGGGGAGGGTCGACGAGCTGACGGAAGAGAACGATGCACTGAAGCGCGAGAATGAACGCTACGTACCGTCGCACCTGCGTCGAGAATCCCCTTCCCACGGCAATTACGGGAACGTGGGATCGGGTGGATGATGGATGGTCCCAAGGCACTGCCGCCCTTCGTTATCGACGCGGCGCTAGGAAGTGGTGCAATCGATCTCCAGAAGTGGCGCACGTGGATCGATATCTACGGTCCGATGTGCGCCGCGTGGCTGGTGAAGCACTTCAGTAAGACCATCAAGCAAGCGGGTCACTTCAAGGTCTTCGTGCCACGACTCGTCGATCTGTCCTTGCAGAGCAAGCGCTTCCGCTGGTTCAAGCTCGCACTCGCGTACATCCGCAAGTCCACGCGCTGGCGTGTAATCGTGCGTGACGTGTGGCACAAGGACACCGACCGCGGCAAAGAATTCGACTTCAAGTGGATGTTGTCGAGGCATCGTCGTGGCTGAAGGTCGCTGGAAAGAGAAGTGGATCCCGCCGTGGGCTCCACATGTCGTCGGTGAGTACGACATGCCGCGCGAATTCCGCGAGGACGGGCTTCCCGAAGCGCAGTGGGTCGAGATGACCTGCACGCACGCGGAATGCGCAAGCCGGCCGAAGCCGCATTACCGAGTCCCGTGCACCAGTGGCAACGTCCGACAGCACGTCGCGCGGTTTGCACTGGTGCACATGCACAAGGATCCATTCGAAGGAGGGAAGTGATGAGCGGGAAGTTCGTGGTGATAGAGGGTATTGATGGGTCTGGGAAGACGAGCTTGGTGAAGCTGATGGCGGCGGAGCTGCGGAAGCGTGGGTTCACCGTGCACGAGACGTACGAGCCCACGCACGGTGAGATCGGCGCGTTGGCGCGCAAGGCGTTCAGTGCGGAGTCGAAACACATCGACGACCCGCTTGCGTGGGCGAAGCAGGAGATGCTCCTCGCGGCCGATCGCATGCACCATCTGTTTGGTGAAGTGAACCCGGCGCTCGAGACGCACGACTACGTCATCTGCGATCGCTACGTCGGCAGCGGGTACGCGTACGGCATGGCGTCGCGTCCGAATTCCGTCTCCACGTTGAGCGCGCATGGGTTCCTCTGCGGCATGTATGCGTTCGCGTGGAAGCCGGATTACTGCATCCTCGTCGACGTGCCGATCGAAGTGGCAGTGGAGCGCATGGCCAAGCGCACGGACAAGACGCGCTACGACGTCGACGTGGAGTTGCTCAAGCGGGTGCGTAGCATCTACAACAGCGAAGCCGCAGAGCATCGGCACTGGTACACCATCCGTTCCGGTGCCATGACGGCCGAGCAGACATGTCTCGCAGCGCTCGATCGCACGGGCATCGGCCTGCGCAGAACCTCGTAACCACCGCAAGCGAAAACGTCGGAGTGACGCGAGCGCGGTCCCTATAAGGTGGGGACTGTCTGTGGCAGGTCGGGCGCGAAACGGCGCTAGCTAGCGGCCTGCCGCACCGAAAAAGTCCACCGCACGGCGCCGTGCGGTGGACTTTTTCGTATGAGAATCCCTCACGAAAAAGGAAATCGTCAGGGCTCGGACGATTTCATGTTGCACAGGGATGCAATGCGGCTTATTGTTCTTCTCACGGTGAACACGACGGTGACGCAAGGAGGTGTGTGATGGACATGCGACGTAGCCAAGCGGCAAAGGTGCTGGATAGTGTGCGCACGATGTTGGCCCAACGTGAGAGCCCGGAGAAGATCGAGAGGTATCTGTCGCTCCAGTTTGGCATCGAAGCCCTCGTCAAGTGCAGTGGCGAAGCGCACTCCAACGCGCACATCGACAATTGCGGTTGCTGTGCGCCGCGGTGGGGTTGGGTGGGCGATACCGTCAACATCAAGTAGGTCGAAACGGGCACCAGCCCGTCCGCACGTGATGCGTGCGCTGACGAGACCAGGAGCAAGTAGCCATGGACACCAGCAAGATCGCGATCGGGGAAGTCGTGAAGGCCACCGCCACCACGTATACGGGCAAGATGTACGGCGGCGGGCTCATCGCCGGGCAGCTCTACAAGGTGGTTGATATGAGTCACCTACGCTGTACGTTCGGCGGTCACACCACGTTGTTCGTGCGCTCCGTCGACCGCAGCATCGACCGCGGCATCATTCCGGTGCGGAACGCGCACCTGGTGTTGGAGGTGGCGTGATGATCAACCGTTATACGGTCGAGAACGCGGTGGTCGTTGCCAGCCTGCTCACGGAGCAGGGCTTCTTCGCGCATGTCTACTCGGACCAGGAGTCGGTCGTTTGCACCGATGCGCCAGTAGCTAAGGTGCAAACGACCGAGCGCAAGGCGTTCGAGCCGATCGAAGTGGCGTACTACACCGGGACGTGGAAGCGGCAGGTGTGCAAGACGCCCGCATCGTTCCGCAAGCTGGTGGACCGTTGCATCGACGAGGGCTGGGAAACGCGTACGCGCAAGGCGTGATGTAGGTCGAAACCACCGCACGGCGCCGTGCGGTGGTCCGGGCGTAAGGCGCCCGCTGACGAGACCACGAGGAGCAAGCCGACATGAGGACCACGAGCTTCCACGGCCACGCGCTCAACCTCCCGGCCGGCCGACTCGGCCGCACTCAGCGCTACGCGCTGGAGCACATCTACGAAGAGGGACAGGACTCGACCGATCGTGCCCTCCACCTCCACGGTCGGGCAGCGCGCTACGCTAGCCGCTACGCCACCGCGCTCGCGAACATCGTCGACGCGAACCCGCACCTCTTCGCCGGCGGTCCGTTCGGACCGCGCGGCGGCCGCGGGTACAAGTGGATTTGGCACGGACCGATCCAGGCACCCCGGTGCACCGCGCACGAGGACTGCCGCGCGTGCGTCGACGTCGCGCTCGCGTGCGATCAAGAAGCCACGCGGCATAACCCAAACAAGCGCTGAGGCGCAGCAACCCAAAGGAGCACAGAAGATGCCCACCAAGAAGCCGTTCGATCGTGACAAGTGGCTCGAGGAGAAGCGCGCCAAGGTGCAGGACGCGAAGGAGATGCTGGAGACTGGGCTCACTGCACTGCGCACCAGCGACGAGTGGAAAGCGTGCATGACTGCCATCGCGAAGAACGCGCGCCTGCGTTACAGCGTTACCCGCTACAGTTTCGGAAACCAGATGATGCTCGCCTGTCAGTGCGCTGGTGCGAACCGACCGCAGCCCACGAGCGTCGCTACCTTCAAGGCGTGGCAGCGCGTCGGTCGCAGCGTGAAGAAGGGCGAGAAGGGGATGTTCATCCTCACGCCGAAGCCCTGGAAGCGCGAGGAGAAGCAAAGCGACGGCACCTCCAAGGAGCTGCGCGGCATGTCGTTCGGCGTGGCGCACGTGTTCGACATCGCGCAGACCGAAGGTGACGAGCTGCCTGTACCGCCGCGCGTGACGGTGGACATCGAAGATGCCGCCACCTTCAGCGCGGACGTGGAGACGCTGCGCGAAGTGGCGCTCGCCATCGACGGCGAACCGGTGAGCGATATCGAGATCCGTGCCAACCAACCGGGCGACCCGACCAACGCGCAAGGCTGGTACGTCATCTCCACCAAGGCGATCGTCGTGGTGGAGCACCGCAGCCGCGCTCACATGTTCAAGACGCTCGTCCACGAGGTGGCGCACGCGTTGCTCCATCCCAAGGGCGACCACCACTCTACGCCCGAGCGCGAGGTCGAAGCTGAATCGACGGCGTTCATCGTCTGCCAGGTGCTCGGTCTCAGTACCGACGCCTTTAGCTTCCCGTACGTCGAGTCGTGGGCGCAGCGCGCGAGCTGCACGTCGAACGACATGATCGCCAAGTGCGGCGACCGCATCACCAAGGCGTCGCATACCATCTTGGATGCGCTCCTCGGCAAGCAAGTCGAAGAGCCCAACGAGGAAGAGGCTGCGTAATGGCTCGCTGGTCGCTCAAGCGGCTCAAGGAGCACGGCTTCGATAAGAGCACGAGTGACCGCGTTGGACGTCTCACGGTGGGCTGCTCGCAGTGCGCCGTGAGCGTCATCAACGGCACTCCGTGCCACGAACACGACTGCCCTAATTGGGTGCGGCGTAACAAGCTCGGACAGGAAGTGGAGGACTAGATGGCCACCGACATCGAAGAGGTCGACGAGAATCGTTTGGAGACGTGGATCTTGCGCTTCAAGAAACACCGCATCCTTGCGCGCCAAGGCTCCTACGAAGCGCGCAAGTTCTACGAGCGCATGGCGCGTCGCGACGAGATCATGATTCGCACCTTCATGGCGGAAGCGTCGTGAAGCCGGTCCAGATCGGCGAAGAAGACTATCACGACCATGTCGAAGGGAGTGACGGTATCTGCCTGAGCTGTGGCGAGTGGAAGTACGGTGACTGCGAGCCCGACGCCGAGAACTACAGGTGCGACGAGTGCGGTGCGATGGAGGTGATGGGCGTCGAGATGGCGATGGTGGCCGGTCACATTCAACTAGTCGAAGATGACTCGTGAAGCCCGTGGGTGAAGGAGCGAGTGATGGTGGTGCGCGAATTCAAAGAGCTGCACGAGGGCTTCGTCTTCTACAAGTGGATGAGCGTGGCGGTCGCCAATCGCCGCATCAAGTGGCAATGGGTCAAGCACGAAGTGCGCGCACGCTTCGACCCTGAAGAAGTGCCCTGGGAGAAGGGTCAACCGCCGGTCATCTCGCACCACGTGGTGTACCGCTACTGGTCTCCCAAGCGTGGATGGCACTACGAGCATGACGAGGAGTGGCTGATGTCGGTCAACACCATGATGAGTCTCTCGGCCTTCAAGCCGGGGAAGGACCCGTGGGGGAAGGACTTGGACAAGTGAAGATCATGTTTCATCCCAACAAAGGTCCGGCGCGCAAAGCCAAGCTTCCTTACACCGATGCGGACTACTGTGTTGTCGATGGTGAGTGCCCTTACTGCAAAGCGATGCCATTCCACGCCGCAGGTGTGAAGGGCACGATGGTGAAGGGGCACGCCACGCTCACGAGTGATGCCGGTTGTATCGGCTGCAAGGTCGTCACTGGCAAGTTGGTCGTGAAGGTCAACACGCTGTTTGGTATCGAAGAAGACGAACGTGTCATGCGCAGTGGAGTGAGGATCTACTGATGAAGCACACACTCAAGGTCAAAGACCTCAACAACCTCCGGCTATCGGAAGCCACGATGGCTGTGTGCGATGCGGCCGAGAAGCTCAAGCAAGCGGCACGCACCTACGCGGATAAGGTTCCCAAGAACGAACCGAGCGGGTTGCCCTCAAACGTCGACTTCGTTGACCAAAGCCCCGAAGGGAAAGCATTGGAGGCTGCGGCGCGTGACTTCTCGCTCTGGTACGACGCACTGGCGCACGTGAAGGTGCGGGAGAAGCTCTGATGGCACGCAAGATCGCGGTCATATCACCGGCACTGGTCGATATCCTTCAAGACCCCGGTCGCCAGCGTGAGTCGCTCGTCGGCCCACTGTGGGATGCGATGAGCCTCGGTTGGTGCACGTGTCACACGTTCCGAATCGCTGGTAATGATTGGATCGCGGTGTTGACGAAGAAGGGCATCGCGGCACGTAGCCAGCACGTACAGGACAAGACCATCTTACTCTCGAAGTCGTGGCACTTCGTGAAGCAACCCAATGGGCTCCTCGCATGGTGGTCAGACGCGACCGCCACTTTCGAAGAATTCAACATCGGTGTGCAGGAAGCCGAGGAATACGCCTGCGAGCAGGTGTCGCTTTCGCGCAGCATCGGCAAGCGCGTAAGCACTGTGATGCTCCAAGAGGCGCTCGACGACGTCCTACGTGGCTTTCCCTTCCAAGAGGCCAGAATCGAGAGCAAAGACGGGTTGGTGCGTTGGCGGAATTGCCTGCGGCTCATGCGAGGCATTCACGGTTTCGAACACGTACGTAGAGCAGAAGAACAAGCTCGATGAGCTTCCTTGCCTATTGTTGTGACGCTCGCCAGGTGCCCGAAGTGTTTTCTACACGAGCGGCGGCAGAGGCGTACTTGCGGCAGTGGGCTTGCTATCCCGATCCTGGTCGAATTGTTGAGGAATGCCCGATGACTTGGCGCTTTCATACAACGTGTGTGCAGAGTGATTACCTGTCTATTACGACCATGCAGGATAAGGCGGTGTCGATTACGTATCGCACCATGCGCAGGAAGCTCGGTAAGGTGCTCACTGACGTGGAAGAGATGTTGGGCTACGACACGGGTCGTGGGAAGCGTGGGCTGCGAATGAAGAACGACTTCGCCGTGTCGTTCTACAAGTCCACCTACCAGGGGAAGCCGTGCTTGTACTTCGTGTGGTCGCACATCGAGCACATCTTCTTGGAGGATTGAGGCATGGCAACGCGGACGTACATGCGCGGGGGAGAGGTCGTCACCTTCGAGACCAAGGTGCTGTTCAGCACCACGTACATCGACATGAGCGGCCTTCGCGTCCTCACGCACGCGCGCCAAGGCCGTTACATGCAGCCGACGCGTGAAGCGGCCGAAGAGGCGCTCAAGAACCTCCTCGAGAACAACACGGAGCAGCGGCTCGCCGACATCTACGGTCCGCAGTCCATCGGTACCTTCCGTGTCGACGCGTTCGAGTGTTACGAGCACGGCGACCCTATTCACCTCTTGGAGAAGCCGTGAGCGACCTGGACGAAGACCCGCGCCACCGCATCGCCGTGAGCGACCTGGACGAAGACCCGCGCCACCGCATCGTCATCGACGGCGTGGCCTACAGCGGCAAGAAGCTCGCCGTCTATGCGTACGCGCTAGCGCTCAAGGTGTCGGTCGAAGCGGCAGCTTTGGTCGCCGTCTACATGGACCTTCTGGTGCTCTACGACGTGTCGGTGTTCCCGCCGCAACGAGCCACGTTGCGCGCCACCCTGTTCGGCCCACGCAACGAAAGGTGTGCCTGATGCGCAAGCGACTCGTCGAGACCCCCTTCGGCAGCTCCGACCGCACGGCGCCGTGCGGTGGGGAACCGGCCACGCCAGGACTCCGCAAACGCGTCCAGACGCACGAACCGCCCGTTGCTCCGGCCAACGCCCAAAGACGCGCCACGGAGGCAGCTATGGGGGGCGCGCTGGCCGATATCGATGCCGACATCGTGCGGCTTAGGGACCAGCTCGGCGTCGGGTTCGCCATCACGGTGGTGGCGCCCATCAACGCGCCAGGGTTCGAGACGTGTCGTATCGGCTTGAGCTGGCACCGGCTCAGCGCGTTGCAGGCGCACCTCCCTACGGCCACGCGCATCACCTTCGTGTCCACGCTGCGCGCGGGACTCGACTACATGTTCGAGTACGAGAAGCGCGTGGACCGCGACGGCGAAGAGGCGACGCACCGTTGGCACCTAGAACAGCGCACCATCCGCGAGAAGGAGATGGACCGCCTCATCGAAGAGGTGAGGAAGGTGCGTGCGCGATGAGCAGCCCCATCACCATCGATCATTCCAAGCGCACCACTCCGTGCAACCCGACGTGCCAGCACCCGCTCTGTAAGTGGCTCATGAAGGAGCAACGTATGCAGAAGGCACGGGCACTCGCGGAGCGGATCAAGAGCGTGAATCTGTACTGCGAACCGGGTGACCACTTCGACAATTCAGTTTCAGCCATCTACATGTGCGTCGACGCGTTGGTGAAGCTCGTCGAGGAGAGCTAGCGATTGGTCAAGCCGGTAAGTGGGATGACGTCGGTGATCGCCGATCCTGTACATGAATGGTCGAGTAGCCAATGATGACCGAGACGAAACGTCGTGAGCTCGCGAAGCGGGTGGAGAACGATGTACGCGCGTCCTTCTCGATGAAGATCGGCTCCCTCTTCTCAGGCATCGGCGGCTTTGAGCTTGGCCTTGAGCGTGCCGGTCTCGGGAAGGTCGTCTACCAGGTCGAGATCGATCCGTTCCGTCGCGAGATCCTCGCGCGTCACTGGCCGAACGTGCGGAGGTACGTCGATGTCGAAAAGGTCGAGAAGGATGTCGGAAGCGAAGGATACGGGATCGGCTCCCTCCCCCGCGTTGACGTCGTCTGTGGAGGTTTCCCTTGCCAGGACGTTTCGTCCGCGAACGTCCGTTCCCGGAAGCGTCTCGACGGACGAAAGAGTGGGCTCTGGAGAGAGTTTTTCCGCGTCATCCTCCGTCTCTGCGACCCGAACGTCCACGGAGGCTTTCGCCGGCCGATCTTCATCTTCGTCGAGAATGTCGGCTCGACGTGGCGTGACTGGTTGCCCGTCGTGCGGGGCGACCTTGGACGACTCGGGTACACCAGCCTGCCTCTACGCCTGTCCCCCGCGACTCTCGGCGCACCTCACCACCGAGATCGAGTCTTCGTCGTCGCGTGCTCGTTGGCCGACGCCGACGCGGAAAGCGAATTGCTTCGCACCGTCGATGCGGAAGTGGCCCGCATACAGGCGGATGCAGGACGACTTGAGAGTCACTGGAGGAAGCCCTTCGCCGGCCCTGTTCGAGTGGATGATGGGGTTTCCCGACGGATGGACCGCGTAGCGGCCCTCGGCGACTCCGTCGTCCCTCAGGTGGCCGAGATGCTAGGGCGCGCCGTTGTGACTTCTTTCGCGATGTTACGATGACCGCATGCGCCCCGGCATCCGACGATGCATGACCGTCATCGCACTCCTCCCGCTTCTCGTCGCAATGACTGGTGTGCTCACGTACGCGCTCGCGTCCAACACCAAGATCGCAGACATCGGACGCATCGCGTTCGCCTGCGGCCTTCTGGCGTTTCTGCTCATTTCCGGGCCCTCGCTCGGTGTGGTGCACGTGCGCTAGACTCGTCTGCATGTCGGACGTGTCGGTCATCAAGTACGTGGCACGCGCGAAGTGGGGCGGGCGCTCGTGGAAGAAGAAGTTCGCGTCTAACTCCGACGCGAACACCGAGATGGCGAAGCAACGCGCCTACCCGAACCCGAAGTTGGAGCGCGTGTACCAGCTCTACAACGCACCGGGTGATGTGACGTACGACCTATGGATTCGCGGTAGCTGAGCGTGGTCGCGGCATAACCTGCCGTATGCAATCGCTCTTCCAGAACCCATTCCCAGTGGACCGTCACGTGCAGGTGTACCCGTGAGCGGCGACAAGAAGTGCAAGGGTGTGGAGCACATCACCATCCATGGTGCGCTACCCAAGCGGGTCGAGCGCTCGGACGGGGTGGGTGAGTTGACCTGGGAAGACATGAAGATCACGTGGGCGGTCTACCCACCGCGTGAGGTGCAGAAGTCTGCGGCCGAGAAGCCCATGCTCGTGCGACCCATTCGCATCAAGTGTGTATTTACACACGACGATGACGAAGAGTACGAGGCCATGGGTGAGCACTTCATGGACGCCATCGCCTTCGCGCGCATCGCGAAGGAGGATTGGCCGGCCAAGTGCGTCGAGCTAGCCAAAGCTACTGTGAAGAGCGCCATCGAGTCGCAGCGGATGAACTGATGAAGCGCAAGGACGGGCGGCAAGAGACGGAGATATCGACCGCTCATCCCCGACAATGAAGACGTCGCGGCGGCGCTCTTCTACGGTGCATTGGCGCTGGTGAAGTTGGCAGAGTCCGACCCCGATATGAAGGCGCTCGATATTCTCGAGAAGGTCATGAAGTCAGAGACGAAACGGCGCGAGACTGCGCAGGAAGAGAAGCCCGTGGACAAGTTCTCGTACAAACAATTGCAAGAAGAGCAACGTGTGTGGGTCGCTCACAACTTCCCTGGTCGTAAATCGCACCAACCGCTCCTCGGTATCTTCGAGGAATTCGGTGAGCTGGAAGTGGCGCTCAACGACGCCAACGCCGAAGAGATCGCCGACGCACTCGCCGACATCACGATCTTCTCGTCCGACTTCGCGAGTGCGATGGGGTGGGACTTCGAAGCGGTCATGGCTGAAGTGGACGCGGCGCCGTGCTCGTTGCTGCCGTCGAAGTTGATTCGAACGTTCGGGCAGCTCTCGCACGCCTTGCTCAAGATGGAGCAAGGCATTCGCAAGAGTGAAGACCACAACGGCAACGCGCGTCGGATGTTGGTGGAATTGCTCCAACACGTGCGCATGGCGAGTGACTACAACCAATTCCCATCACTTCTCGATCTCGTCGAGGTCACGTGGTCGCGTGTGCGGAAGCGCGACTGGAAGAAGGACGCAGTACACGCCGGCGAGGTGTAGAATGAACGTTGTCACCAAGCAATCGCAACCGCTCGCCAACACATACGCGGGCTCCCTCATCAAGCTCTTCGATCACGGCAGTATCCAGCTCGTCGACTCGTGGGGGTCGGACGAGCGGATCATCGAAGCCGCGCGCATGTCGACGGGGAAGGGGTTCCTCGGGTGGGGACCGCGCTGCCCGCACGGGAACAAGTTCGGCGAGTGCTTGCGAGATGCTGCCTGCGCGTCGGGTACGTGCGAGACAACACCAGGTGACGAGAAGCTCCTCGCGTACCTCTGGAAGAACAAGCACGCAACGCCGTTCGAGATGGTGGGTGTAACCATCGAAGTGCAGGCGCCCATCTTCGTGTTCCGAGAGTGGCATCGGCACCGTGTGCCGTTCGGCTACAACGAGCTGAGCGCGCGCTACACGCCGCTTCCCGACTTCAACTACGTGCCCACCGTGGATCGGCTCACGGGTCCGCCCGATGCCAAGAACAAGCAAGCCGGTACGCACGATGGGGTTCCGCGCATCAGCGACGAGGCCACTGCGCGCACGTGGCTCGCCGAGCTGCGGCAGCTCTACGAGCACGCGGAACGCGTGTACCAGGAAGGGCTCGCCATCGGCGTGCCGAAGGAGTTGGCACGTCTCCCGGTGCCCGTGGGTCGCTACAGCCGCATGCGCGCGACAGGCAACTTGCGCGGATGGTTGGCCTTCCTCGCACTTCGTGACCACAAGTCGGCTCAGGAAGAGATTCGTACCTTCGCGTACGCGCTCGGCGAGCACATCCTGACGCCGCTCTTCCCCCGTTCCATGAAGCTGTTTAACGAAGGGCGTACGTGATGGGCGAAGCCAAGGAACGCGCCAAGCTCGGCATCGTCCCCGACGAGACCGCACGGCGCCGTGCGGTGGAGGAGTTGCCCTTCGAGACCTACGCGCGCAAGCCGCGCGAAGTGCGTGCGCACCAGATGGAGGAAGACACCCTCATCGGGAAAGTGCGGCTGCGGAAAGGCGACTACGTTGTGCTGTGGGAGGGACAACTCATGCCCTTCGACCGTGAGACCTTCGAGATGGAGTATGCTCGCAAGAAGGAGACCTCTGATGATCGTCAAGACGAAGAAGGGGTATGGCGCATCGCGAAGCTCCGCGGAGACGCGCTATGAGCATTCGCTGGCTCGTCAACGCCTCCGGCATCTCGCACCTGTTCGGCCTGAACATGAGCGTGGAACGTGGCCGCGCGGTCGAACGGTCGGCATGCGGGCGCGTGAAGTTGGCGGAGGATATGGAGCCTGAACAGGCTGGCGACCTACGATGCGCGGCGTGCTGGCACGTGGTGGAGATGGGGACGATGCGATGATCAAACGGAGTGAGCTGCTACGTAATGGTCTGGCGAAAGTGTTCGCTCCAGGCACGCGCGCAGACACCATGACAGCTATCTGCTCGGCGTTCGGCGCGCCCATGGAAGTCGAGTATCGTGGCGAGCAACTCGTCATTACGCCGGCGACGTCCAATTGGTTCAACGACGCCATCGCCGAGGCCGAACGCGAAGAACGATTGGCCGCCGACGACCGCGTGCGATGTGTCCTACTCGACCAGATTCTAGACGGCGACGAACGCGCGTTGACCATCGTGCCGGCCGAGATGTGGACGCGGCTGTCCGACGTTCGGAACGGCACGCGTGACCAGATTCGGCGCGAGGAAGCGGCGAAGGCGCGACGTGGCGTGACGACCCCGCTGGACGTGGCTATGGGTGACACGCTGGAACGGATGGGTTCGCATGTTGGCATCAGGCGCGAGCGCATGTGGGTGCCTCGCCCGCTCGAATTCAATCTTGACGAAGCCGATGCAAACAAGCCGACCCCGCCGGCGCAAACCCGCATGGAGACAGACGACGAGTTGCGCGAGCGGATTCGCACGGCTGAATTGTATGCCATCGAAACGGTCGCAACGCGTCCACAGGCAACGGTCATGCGTCCGGACCCGCTGACTGATTGGGTTCGCCAGCAACGCGAGGCGCGCATCCAGGCTCGCATGCGCGAACGAATCGACCACGACTACCCTGGTCTACTGGCGCAGGCCGATTCGGGCGACCCGATTGCGATTGACAGAGTGCGCACCATCGTGGCAGGCATGCCGCGGGCGGATTGGTGATGACCAACTACGCGCGACGGAGGAACGCACGATGAGCGACTGCCAAGCCACCCCACCGCGTGCCGACTGCTGCGGGCCCTACGGTTCGAGCGACGGCCCGCACGATTGCTGCCCTACGTGCGTGCGCATCCACGAGGAGAAGCCGCACCTCGACTGCCAGTGCGGTGATGCGGACTGCCCAGGCCGCGATCGCTCGTTCCTGATTTCGGAGGTTGCTCGCTATCAGGTCAAGAGCGAGAGCGGTGACAAGAACCTCTCCTCGAATGACCTGACCGAAGAGGAAGCCAAGAAGCGTTTGGCGGAAGTCGAATACTTCAAGAAGAAGACGAATGGCGCTCGCGCATTCGCCAAGAAGTGAGTAGCATTCCCATGCTCGCATTCATCAAGCGCATCGAAGCCAAGGTCGACGAGTCACTGCACTTGCTCCGACTGGTCGTCTCGATGCTCACCAACGAAAGGCAATTCATCATGAGCGCCCTCGACGATCTCGAGAAGCAAGTCCAGGCCAACACCGACGCGGAGGCTTCGGCCGTCGCGCTCATCAAGGGGCTCGCCGAGCAGGTGGCGCAGGCCGCTTCCGACCCGGCCAAGGTCACCGCGCTCGCTGCCAAGCTCAAGGCGTCGGCCGACGCGCTCGGTGCTGCGGTCTTCGCGAACACGCCCGCGGCGCCCGCACCGGCGACCCCGGCCTGATGTTCTCCCACCGCACGGCGCCGTGCGGTGGCATTGCGCGGTAGAGCAACGGCAGCTCGCTAGGGGTTCATACCCTGGAAGTAGGAGGTTCGATTCCTCCCCGCGCGACCGTCGGGAAGTTGCGCTCCCGACTCGAAGCCCCTTCTCGCGAGATGGCTCATCCCCACTCTGCGAGAAGGGGCTTCACCTTTGGAGCGGCATAACCTCATCATGCCCAAACTGAAGGTGCGATTCGAGATCGACTGGTCCGGTGGCGACATGGCCAAGGCTCGTCTTCTGAACGAGCTGCAACGGCTCTACCCCGATGCCGTCAACATGCAGGTGCAGACCGAGGACAAGTCGGACCACCCTATCGACACCAGCATTCTCGCAGTCACCAAACACCTGACCAAGCTGCCCACCGAACCCTTCTCGAAGGTGAAGAAGTCGGTCGAGGAATTTGATCGTCTGTGGTGCCTCTACATCGAGATGATGGCGTCGGCTTATCTCGCCGAGACGGACATCCCAGCGACCGACGTGGAGCTGGTGTGCGAGCACGGTAGCGGGCTCGACGACTTCGTCATGCGGGCACGGTTTCGGCGTCTCGAAAAGGAGAAGGTCTGATAAACACCGACGTTGTGACGTTCAGACACTCGCTTTACCCCAAGGCCATCAAGCACTCGGCGCGCGGTAGCCGACGTTTCCTATGCACGTGCGGGAAGCTCCACCACTGGCCTCAAGGTGAGAACCCCGGAAGAGCGCTCCCGCTGCATCAACGCGTCATCCGTTGCAAGTGTGGCCAGGAGCACGTGCGCTGATGCAGGGAGAAGCCCAACGACTGAGCGGTCCCTAACCCCCCGAGTGAAGGAGACGAACGAACATGAAGATCCGCATGACCATTGCTAAGAAGATCCGCAAGCTCGCCGACGCCATCGACGGTAGTGAGACGCTTCACTTCTTCGAGTGGCGCCTGCGCGACTTGCAAGAGCGCGTGGAGAAGCTCGAGACCTTCGTGCGCACGGGTCGCCAACAAGGTGACCGATCGTGAAGGGCACACGAGCCGCAACGAATGCAGTGCTCATCTCCATGCTGGAGACGGAGTTGCAGTCCTACAACGCCGAAGCCGAGAAGGTCACTGTCAATATTCAGTATTGGGTCGTGGACACGGACCAGGACCAGCTCACCGTCACTATCGATGTTTTGCTGAAGAACGGTCCTATGCTTGACCACGAAGAGCACAAGGAAGGAATCCGCAAGCGAGCAATCGGCCTGTGCCATCCGCACGTGCCAGCGTCCGTCGTCATTCATTGGGACGTGCGGCTGTGGTGTCGCAACGAAGAGAACGCCATGCAGTTGCGCGCCAAGAGCGTCCACTGGCGCACGATGCTCGATGCCATCCTCCAAGGTGACGTCGCCACGCTGAAGAAGATGCAGGTGGAGCTTCACGAAGAGATGACCAAGCTGATGGACGAGGGGCGCGGCTTCGTTTTCAAGAAGCGCGTCAATCGCAACGCGCAGACCGAGGCTCACTTCCCCGTCGGACCCGATGGTGAATTCACGTGGGTCGATTCGGACGAGAAGGTCGGGTCGTGAACAAGCCAGCAAGGATCGGGAAGGGCCCGGTGACGCTCCTTCCCGACGTCCACGTGATGAAGGCCGGGAAGTCCGTTGCGTCGTTCGAGCTTATCGACCGCACGCCTAGAGCCGCCGACGCGTTCGCGCCGCTTGCTCATGCGCGCGCCGAAGCGAAACGCGTCGGCGGAACGCTCTTCGTCTCGGACGAGACGACGCTCGATTCATGGGCGTACGCACAGATCGGAGAGGCGCCGCGGCGCATCGCGCGTCTGCTCGTTCTCGGTCCTGCGTTCGTTCGACGTCTTGCACTCATCGCAGAGTGGTGTGCGCGCGACATCACCCCGCGGGCGCTCGAAGCCGCTGCGCTCGAATTCGACGCCACGGGCAAGCGCGGGCTCGCGAAGCACGCGCTTGCCTTACGTAAGCAGGCGCAGCGCCTCCGAGCGCTGAAAACGATATCGTGGCAGTCCATTCGATCAACGAGGGCGGCGGAGGCGGCGGAGGCGGCGGCAGAGGTGGCGGAGGTGGCGGAGGAGGCAGCGGAGGTGGCGGAGGTGGCGGAGGTGGCGGAGGAGTCGACGGCTAATCGCCATTGGGCGATTCGTCGGGCACGGTGGGTCGTTGGCTACGTCGGACGCACGTTCGCGGTCACGCTCGCGATCCCTGGCGTCGACCATGTCGCGCTCGGGATCTCGGCCGGTGACCTAATCGCGCGATTGGAGTCGGTCTCGTGATGGCCACCCGACATCAAGTACTCGACCTGATGTGCAAGTAGGCTCATACTCCCAAGAGCAGTAAGAAGAACACTCTGTTCCTATAGAGGGAGTCGGCAAGTGCGTTGTGATGGTGCGAAGCCGGGGGAAAAGCGGGCGAAGGGACGGAGGAAAGTCCACTATTCCAAGGCAGAAAAGGCACAGCACCGTGCGCTCGTCGAGGCGATGCTTATCGAGGCGGGTACTCCGAGCGTGGTGCAGTTCCAGGCGACGCTCCGCAAGGGCAACCCGGATCTCAACCTGCCGCCGATGTTCCTGTCACGGTCGTACATCGCGAGGATCATCGAGAGGATCGCCGAGCAGTGGCAGCGCGAGTCCATGCAGGACAACGGCATCGCGCGCGCTTCGCAGGTACGGCGCATGCGCCGTTACCGTGACCGTGCATTGCGCGAGAAGGACTTCCGAGCGGCAGTGGGTTTCGAGAAGGAGATCGCTAAGCTCCAGGGCAACTACGCGCCCATCAAGTTGCAGGTTGACCTTGTGCAAACGCAGGCGATGCAATTGATGCTCGGCGGACTCAGTGCGGAAGACTTGGCAAAGCAGCTCGAGGTCGCGCGCAGGATGGCCACCGATGCTCAACGTCTGCGCGCACTCGAGGAAGGCGCGTTAGTGGTGCCTGCGGAAGAACCCACGCGCGACTCTGCGGAGTAACTCACCGCACGGCGCCGTGCGGTGGCTTCGCCGTTGGTCTTGCGGTTACACTTCGCAGGGCAATGGCAGCCGCAACCCGCGAAGAGATCCTCAGCGACCCGAACGCAGCCGCAACCCGCGAAGAGATCCTCAGCGACCCGAACAACATCCGACTCCTGATGCAGTACAACCTCTTGCGCGCCCAACAAGCACGCGAGAGCCCGCGAGCGTTCTTCGAGTACGTGATGCGGGAGGAGACGAGCCAAGCGTGCATCACGCTGGCGGCGCACCAGCGGGTGATGATGGACTTCGTGTGGCGGCACCCGCGGTGCGTCGTGATGATGCCGCCGGAGCACTCGAAGACCTTCTGCACGGCAGCCATTGCGCTGCACATCGTCGGCGAAGACCCGACCATGCGCGGGATGATCATCAGCGGTACTCAGGCTCAGGCCGAGAAGCCGCTAAAGCTCATCAAGGACTACATCGAGAGCAGCCCTGCGATGCGCCTGGTGTATCCGCGCCTGCAACGTAGCCAACGCGCAAGCGCGCCGTGGACGCAAACGCAGATCGAGATCGACCGCCCGTTGGCCATCCGCGACGCGACCTTCGTGGCGGTGGGGCAGGGGAGCAATGTCATCGACGGGAGCCGGCTCGACTTCATCATGGTCGACGACTTGCTCAACGAGGAGAACACCGCCACCAAAGAGCAGCGCGACAAGGTGTTCTCGTGGTTCCAGAAGACGGTCGCCACGCGCCTTGTCAAAGGGCGCCGCAGTCGCCTCATCGTGACCAACACGGCACGACACCCGGAGGACGTGGCGCATCGCCTGCGCGACAAGCTCGGATGGCCGACCCTGCGCATGAGCGTGAGCGGGAACGTGTACTTGGAAGGCAACCCCAAGTTGTGGGCGCCTGGATGGGGGCTTACCGATCATATCGCCAAGGAGTTGCGACCGGCACAGGAGACGTCCAAGTACAATCCCGCGAGCCGGCTCACTGCGCACGACCCCGACCCGCAGAACCTCCAAACGCTCTGGCCGGACAAGATGAACCGCGCCGTAGTGGAGGACATCAAGCATCACCAGATGTTGCCGCTCGAATTCGCACAGCTCTACGAGCAAGACTGTCGCGACGATGCAACGAGCCCCTGCAAGCTCGAGTACATCAACGCGTGCAAGCAACGCGCGATCGAGTTGGACGTGGTGCGGTTCCTCGACTCGTGGGCGTCCACTGGTGAAGACAGCGCCGTCACCGGTGTGGACTTGAGCACCGGCGAGAGCGGCGACTACAGCGCCATCTTCACGTTCTACGTGCGTCCGAGCGACAAGGTGCGCGTCGTGCTCGACATCCGCTACGGCATGTGGGGCGCGCCGGAGATCATCGATCAGATCATCGACGTGCACCGGCGCTTCAATAGCGTTGTGCGTGTGGAGGACAACGGAACGCAGAAGCACATCCGCCAGATGGTTACGGCGCGAGCGCCTGGTGCGCACATCGTTGGGCACAATACCGACGCCACCAAGAAAAAGGACCCGAACTTCGGCCTGATGCGCATGTTCGTCGAATTCCGTAACGGCATGTGGGCCTTTCCCACCAATCGTCACGGCCAGTGCCCGGAGCCGATGCAGAAGTTCATCGACGACGCGCTATTCTACCGACCGAGCGCGCACACACCCGACACGTTGATGGCGGCGCACTTGGCGATGGCGCAGGCGCACGAGTGGGGCATGCTCACCAAGTTCGACCAGAACGACCAGGCGCAGGTACAATCCATCGGTGCTGGTATCATGGCGCGATGAAGCTCAAGCGCGTCACCAAACACGGCACCGACGAGACGTGGGGTCACAAGTTCGTGTGTCCGGGATGCTTGGCCTGGTTCAAGGCCAACACTACCGATTCGGAGAACATCCAGCGGATGTACGCCACCCACTCCATCCCCACGGCAGGCACCAATGCGTGGAGCTTCAACGGCAACGTCGACTCGCCCACGCTCCAACCGTCCATCCTGGTGCACGGCATCCGCAGCGACGGCGACATCACCCTGACACCGCGCTGCCACTCCTACGTGACCAACGGGTGCATCCAGTATCTCGACGACTGCGAGCACGCGCTCCGTGGGCAGACGGTCGAATTGCCGGAGGTGGCGGCATAACATGGGTTGAGCACCTCGTTCGAACGAGGTTGGGCAACTCGCGGGGGAGGAGAAGGGGAACGTCCCCCGACCGGCACTTTTCTCCACCGCACGGCGCCGTGCGGTGGAGCTTGGCTGACGTAGCTCAATCGGTAGAGCACCTGCTTTGTAAACAGGTGGTTATGGGTTCAACTCCCATCGTCAGCTCCGAGCCGCATAACGTAAGTCCATGAAGACTGCATTCGTGACCGGAACCAAGGTGCGTGCGAAGTCTAGTAATCCCGACACCGCGGAGGTCGCCGAGATCGTGCGCTACGACTGCGAAGGCTTCTACATCGTGAAGCGCAATCGCGGCATCCGCGGCTTCGTCAACTACGTCGTGCACGAAGACGATATCGAGGTCGCGTCGTAAAGCGCAACGCCGAAGGTTGACCATGACGCCGCATAACGAGTGCATGCACATCGTCATTCTCGGTCAGCGGTACGAAGTCCGGAAGTTCGTGGACCAAGGGATCCGGCAGTTCCAAGTGATGGGTCTGGAGCAGTGCCCGCGCTGCGATACACGCGGGCGACTCTACTGTCATTTCAAGATCGGTTGTGGTGTCGACGCTTACGCTGTGTGCTGCGGCCTGTGCATCGGGGGTATCTACAGCCACCACCAAGAAGCGTCCGAGCTGGCGCGCAAGGTGAGGTCGTCGTGAGGGGACTGGAGAAGCTCCTTATCGCCATCTCCAAAGAGTGGCCACAGGACAAGACGCGCCCCGGCATCGTGCTCGCGTACTTGCGGAGCAAGGGCAGCTTCTACGCGTCGATCGTGCGTTACCGCCAGAACGGCGAGAAGGACTGGCAGCGCGAGAAGCTCGTCCAGCGATCAGCTACGACGCCTCATCTAGTGGATGCGTTGAGTGGTTTGAATGCCAGCTACTACGCCACCAAGCTCCGCACAGAGTTGAAGCAAAGCGTCGAAGACGCTCGGTTACGTAAGCCCATCGAGGAAGGTCCGGAGAATGTCGAAGTCCAAGACGTACCGTGCATGGATTACGAGGAGCTTCATCACGTGCTGATGGCCAAGGTGGACGACCCGTTCTACGACAGCGACCCGCTCATGCGTGAGCTGGTGCGCGAAGCTGCCCATCGCTTGTCGGTGTTCGGTGAGCCGCAAGCGCGAGTGGGGTTCATCCAGGTTGGAGATGAGGAGCAGCCATCAGCTCGCCGTGTGCGCCGGCCACCGCGTTACATCGTGCAGCTCTTGACCAAGTTCCTGACGAAGCACCGAGTGCTCGTTTGGTTCATCGACACGTATGGTGTCGACGTGGCCAAGGACATCCAATTGTGGCTGGAAGACATCGGCATCGTCCTCTGGTGGGGAAGTGATGGTTGAGCTTTCCGAAACTACCTTCGCGAAGGCGCTAAACGGCAGCCTTTCGGGTGCTTCGATTACCTCGCGAAAAGACCTCGAACCTTACATCCACGAACTGGCGCACGCGGCAGTGTTGGGCATTCCATTCAAGCGCGGTCTTTCGCGAAAAGTCACTAAGCGCATCGAGAAGATGTCGCCGATACGTGGTGACTTGAGTGAGTGTGCCGCGCTGGCCGTGGAGATCGTGGTGCTGAATGCACTCGGCATCGATGCCGAGGTAGAGCGTCTGGTCGACTTCGCTTCGGAAAGCATGAAAACTTACCGTTTCCGTTATCCCGACGGCGATGATCGCTTGCGGGCTCTTGCGCGCTTGTTGGGTGCGAAAGAGGTACGTGCACGATATGCGATATACCGAGTGATCGATTCGTTACTCACGCGGCGTCGTACGTACATCCTGGCAGAACGCATCGTGAAGTACGTGCGTGGATTGGAAGAGAAGTACCGCCACGTATTTCGAGAAGAACTGGCGAGTGAACGGAAGGATGCTCGGTTCCGCTTCCGATCATGGCGCCTCGATTACTTACAACCCAAGGCCAAGGTGCACATACCTCGGGCATCGTTCGAGCGACCGACTGGAATTCCTTCGTGGCCATGGGCGAGTGGGATGACAATGACTTACATGGTGAAGATGTTCAGGATCCACGGGCCGCGTAAGTGCCACCGCACGGCGCCGTGCGGTGGCTAGCTGACAGCTCCACCAAAGGCTCCGAAACGTCCGAACGACCCAACCCTCCATCTGGTTGCGAAAACGCTCTGGTGCGGCGCTAGATGCGCGGCATAACGGGTTCCACATGGCCAAGATCGACACCGTTCGCAAGCTCATCGCCCTGGCAGCCTCGCTCCCCGCCGACAGCGAAGAGGCGCGCACCGCTGCCTACCAAGCCTGCAAGATGCTGGCAGACCCCACCAACGGAATCGAGTTGCTCACGCGTGTCGACTTGGACATCGCCGCCGAGCAAGTAGCCGAGGACATCCGTAGGACTCATCAGCCACCGACGAATCCGTTCATCGACGAGTTGGATAACATGTTCCGCAACATGAACGCGCGTCAGGCCAAGTGGGAAGAGGAGCAGCGCGACAAGCAATGGCGCGAGCAGCAAGAGCGCAACCGCCAAGCGCGCATTCGTCAGGAAGACGAGTACAACCGTCGGCAAGAGGCCGCGCGCAGTGCAGCCAAGCGCTATGTCATCCCTACCGAGGAAGACCTCGAAGCCTTCAAACAGAAGTTACGCACCGAGTACCGCACCGCGCCCGACTTCACGGGCGACGAGCGCCGCCGCAATCATGCCAAGGGCCAAGTCGTGAACCCAACACCACGCCCCGGTAGGAAGCGCATGTAGAGTCCGGCAACATTCACCAGGTGTGGAGGAACCGACATGCCCTATTGGCTCAATCACGACGAGGTCACTGACAACACCGGCACCTACATCCGCGTGATGGTGTTGTCGGAGATTCCCAAGGGCGCAATCCCCTCAACGCAGCAACCGCTCTTCACGCTCTACGGTCGCGACCTCGAGCGCACCTTGCGCCGTGCCGAAGCGCGCGTGCTGCGCGACTTGGCCGACGCAATCGAGAAGGATGGGCCGACCGTGGTGTCCATCTACATCGCGGGCATCTTTCGCGTAACCAACTTCCAGGGGGAACCCGATGTCTGACACGACGGAAGGGAACCCGATCACCAAGATCGTCGGCACGCTGGCCTTCTTCCGATCGTGCATCCTCAGCGGTGAGGCTTGGTCCGACGCGTGCGAAGCGGAGTATGCCGATGCGTGCGCCACCATGGCCGAGCTTTACTCGGAGCAGACGCATATCGAGGATGTCACGGCCATCGCTAGCAAGGTGCGCGACGTGGTGCCGCGGGGCATGGGCTTCGCGTTGCTGTTCGACGTCAAGAAGGACGCGTTCTTCCCGGCGAGTGTTGGTTACGCGTCGAGCGGCAGCCGCAAGCTCGTCGAGCTGGCCGAGATCGAGCGCGCGAACGTGACCCTCAACGAGAAGTACGTGCAGGTCGAGCAGATTGCTCAAGAACGCTGGCGCGAGAACGAAGCTCTCAAGGCCAAGATCAAAGAGATGGAGCAACTGCTCGAGGCCAATGCTAAGGACGTCATCGTGGGGATGGCGCGCATCAACGGCACCGCCAAGAACCAGACCAACCTCGGCGTAGTGAGTGACGCGCTCAAGGGGCGTACGTTCGTCATGGTGTTGGCAAAGCGCCTCGGCATCGCGACCGAGAACCGCTTGCTCGCCGACATCGCCAAGGACATCGATGCGTGCGTGCTCAAGCTGCAAGAGGGACGACTATGAACCAGGTATTGAAGGTCACGATGGGCGTGAGCGGTAAGCGGTACGGGTAGTCGCCACCGCACGGCGCCGTGCGGTGGTAGTCTCGCAGGCATGCCGAACGTCGCTGCCATCAACTACGCCACTGGAAACAATCCCTTCAAGGCTGTGTGGCGCCTGACGCGTGCGCTCAAGGCAGCGGGTTGGAAGTACTTGGCGAGTAGCGATGGTACCGCCACTGACAGCTCGGCCAATCCCTCGAGCGACAAGTGGGGTGGTGGTACCAGCACGGGCAACACAGGGTCGGCCGCATCCATCTCAAGCGGTGCACGCAATCGAGCGACGGTCACCGGAGTGAGTGGCTTGGTGAGCCCCACGGTGGCAGCCGACGGGCTCATGACGGCGCGTGGCAGCGTCGGCAATTACCTCGCTATCACCGGGGCGACGGGTTCGTACGGCACGTGCCAGATTGTTCAGGTGGTCTCGTCCACGAGCTGTATCATCGACACTTCCATCAGCGGCAGCGATGCGAGCAACGGGGCCATCTCGTGGACGGAGAAGAACCCGGAGACGGACACCTTCCCCACGCTGACTGCCGGCGGATGGCTCGACCTGCAAGGCCCGTCGATCATCAAGGTGCCGTGCACGGCTGCCGCTTCGGGGTCGTTCATCCGCGGCGAGAACGTGCAGCAAGCCACCACGGGCGCACAGGGCGAGGTAGTGGGCTACACGGTCAACGGGTCGGGTGTGGGCTACTTGGTCGTCGCCCCGCGTGTGTACGGTACGGGTGCGGGGCGACGTGGCTGGGACGGCACGAGCGTCATCACGGGTGCGCTCAGCGGTGCGACCATGACGCCTTCGGCGACGCCGCTCGAGTACGTGTGCGAGATGGTGTTCTGGTTCGCCAGCAACACGACCGGCACCGTCTACTACCAACGTGTGGACGCGGTGGGCGAGTCGACGTCGCGCTTCAGCGCGCTCACGCCCACGACCACGGTGGCACCGGGTGGCGGTGGCGCCAGCAATGGCTTTCCCACCAATGGAACGTTCGCGTGCTTCGGAACGGGTGGCTCCGCGTCCCACGCGGCATGGGCTGGTACGGCTTCGGCGCCGACGGTGGCCAACGCGCACATCATGTGCACCAACGCAATCGACTACACCAACGTGTCGCCGGACGCGTCGTTCAACATCATGTTCGGCAACACCGGCAACACGTACACGGCGTGGTCATTCCAACGTCTCGACGACGGCGAAGAGGGTGACTGCGATCCGTACGCGTTCGGTGGTTCGTTCGATACGCTTCGCACATCGGCAAGTCGAACGGCGCAGACTGCATGGTCCAACGACTCCGCTTCGATGAGCCTGCAACGATGGATCATCGGAACGACGTCGACGAACCAGGCTTGTACGTGGCGGTTCAACCGCCGTCGTGGTGTAGGTTCGAGTGAAGGCTTCGGCGCGGGTGGGTCTTCGGTTTTGTGTACCGTGTCGCAGAACAGCGCAGGTTTCTGGCCGATCTTCAATGCAGTGGCTACACCCGACACCGAGAATGTCGCGTCGGCTGCCTTGACCGTGCGTCTGCGCGAGCCCCTGTGGGTACAGGACAACACCAACGCCAACCGCACGCGTAAGGGGTCGACGCGTTGGATCGGTATCGTGTCGGGTGGCAGTGCGTCGGACACGTATGACGGGAATCGCTGGATTCAGGGGTCGACTTCGGCGTTGTCTTCGAATGTGGGAACCGGCATTCCGCTCATCATGGCGCCCGCCGACGGAGCGACGAACCCGTTGCCGCAATGACGTCTAGGTGAAGCGGCATAACTCTTCCCATGACGCCACCTCTTGGGATTCACAACAAGCGCCTCGACGACATCTACGAAAGTGCCGTCGAGGCGGAGAAGAACGGGCAGACCGTTTTACTCCCAGCACGCGAAGTACTGGTCATCGTGGGTGAGCTGCGGCGGAAGCGACACCAGTTGTCGCAAACGCGCGAAATGCTCCAACGCGTGCGCATCAAACTCGCGGACGTCCTTGCACCGATGGTGCTCAAGGACGGCGTCGACGAGAAGGCCAAGCACCCCGTCGCGAAGAAGACCGACGGGGATCTCTCCGTGTCTTTGAAGCCAGGGAAGTACAGTGACTTCGACGACAAGGACGCAGGCAGCGAAGACACGGAGGACGCATGAACGCCGAACGCATTGTCGAGATCGTGCAGTCGTGCACCAAGATGTTCGCCAAGCCCGACCGTGCCAACACCGAAGATGTGCAGGTGCGAGCCCCCGAGCTGACCGAAGTCGACAAGAGCGAGTACCGCCAACTTATCGACGTGCACTTCTGCACCATCGCCGTCGACATCGATAAGGCCGCAGCCTTCAAGACTGACTTCGTCGAAGAGCTGCGCGTACTCGCGGCAGAGATTCCACTGAGCGAAGGCGTCAACTACATCACCATCGGTGCTCAGGTCGGTAGCCAAGATACGGCACTGCGCATCCTCGCAGTTGGCAAGGCTCTTGGTCTTTGGGACATCATGACACCCGCGTTGATGGGATTTAGTGGCAAGCAAGCCGATGTGCTCGCGGGCCACGGCTTCCTCTTCAACGACCACTTCTGATTGGGAGGCGTGATGTCGAACGAGATTCGTTACTGGTATGTGGCCGAGTGGAATCCCGAGAAGCTCGCATACGTCAGCGAGGAGTACCCGTTCTACAACCGCTACTACTTCAAGACGCGCCTGTGGATCGATGCGAAGATGATGGCCCTGAGTGTGTTTGGTCGCGAGCCGCCCAACAACGCCAATTGGATCGCTCGCGACAAGATGCCAATTCCGAAGCCCGAAGAGACCTTCCACATGGTGGAGAAGTTCGAAACCGGCATCATTGTCCAGGTCATCACGTCTCGACCGAGCGTGGACCCGATGTTCGGCGTTGTAGTGAAGGACGAAGAGCCGGTTGCACTTCTGCTCGACTCGATTGAAGACCCCGAGCGCAAAGCACAAGAAGATCTACAAGCCGAAGCCGAAGCCGAGTATGCCGAAGAACGCGAGAAGATCGATCTGCTCCCGGAGTCGGAACCCATCGAATTCTAGGGCTCAGATTGTGGATGAGCCCGTCGCGCAGTAGCGTGGGAGGAATGAGGTGGCGCTATGGGCATGTCGGAAGCTGAATTCAAGAAGGCTGCCGTCGATATCCTCCGCCGCGATACGGATGCGTGGGTACGAGTCGGTCCACTCGGGCACGTAGTCGTCATGCGCGCAGGCGCAGCGGCAGAGGTGCACATCACGGTCACACCACGTCAGGTCGTGATGCCAGGACCGCCGAACGGCAGCTACGTGCACAAGGCGTGGACGGTGGATGCTGATGGTCTTGGTTACGCGTATCGGGTGATGGGCCCGCTGATTGCGCTGGAAGTGCTGCGCCAAGCGGCATCGCGCGACGCGGAGCGCATTAGGGCGCAGTACGCACTCCACGGGTAAACCCACCGCACGGCGCCGTGCGGTGGCGGGGCACTTGAGCTTCGGGGGATGGCCTCGTAGGCTCTCGGGCATGTCGAACGAGCCCGTCATCGAATCCGCACCGAAGAAGAGCCAGCGGGGCAAGGGGTACATCCCCAACACGCCCGCGCAGCGTGCCGGCATCAAGACCAGCAAGCATCTCCTCGGTGCGCCGGCTCGATTGCCGTCGAGCATCGACTACAGCGACCTCATCCTCATCGAAGACCAGGCCGACAGTTCGGCGTGCGTGGGCGAAGCGAATGCTCAGGCGTGTCGCGCGCGCCTGCTCAAGATGACCGGTTACTCTGCCGGCGACTTCACCCACGTGCCGAAGTATTCGGTCCTCGGCATCTACGGTGGTGCGCGCACGCTCGGGCGTGGCGACAAGAAGATCCCGCTGACGGACGACGGTTGCCAGCCCATCGACGCAGTCACCTTCATGCAGGAGTATGGGGTGCCGCATGATGCCACCTGGCCGTTCGATCTCAGCAAGGTCAACGCGGAGCTGCCGCTCGACGTGCTCGAGGATGCCAGCGGCTTCGAAGTCACCGGCCACTACGCCGTCGACACCATCCCCGAGCAACGCGCGCAAGAAATCATGCATGCGCTCTCGGAAGGCTACTTCCCGGTGTTCGGCACCGCGGCGGACATGGCCTTCGAAGAGGTGTCGAACGGCAACATCATCGATCGTGCCAAGGGCAACATCCTCGGTGGGCACATGATGATGTTCTGTGGCTACGACACGTCGTACGCTGGGAGCGTCGCCTTCCGCATCGTCAACTCGTGGGGCACGTCGTGGGGCGACCACGGCTTCGGCAACGTGAGTACCGACTTCATCACCGATCCGCGCCTCGGCGACATCGAGGTCATCACACTTGGTCCGGTGAACCCGTCGCTCGACACCAACGGTGACCCCATCAAGCGCAGCCTCAAGCGACTCCAAGCGCAGAAGGCGGCCTGAGGTAACCCATGGCCCTTTGGACAGTTCTCGCCAACTTCACGGACCAGACTAACGGCAACCTCTTCACCAAAGGGCAAGTCGTCAGCGACGCGATCGTCGATATCACGGGGCTCAAGGCCAAAGGGGCACGATTCGCACAGGTCGGTGAGCTGAGCAGTCTTTGGGTTACCACGCCGCTCGGGAAAACCATCCCCGTACTTACGACAGAAGACGGGAAGCTCATCGTCGATTCTTCATCGACCGCTATCGACGCAGCTACTTCCGTTTCGATGTTGGCACTCGGTAAGAGCCTCGTCGTTTCGGCTGCTTCGGCGACACTTCTCGCGGCGGCAGCAACGATCGACTCGAGCGCACCGACTGCGACTTATTACGTGCAGGTCATCGATTCGGCAGCGGCGGTCGATGGTAGTAGTGCGATCGTCGCTCTTGCGCGGCCGATCAAGGTTCAGCATGTTGTCGGCGTCGACGACTACGTGTCCTTCGCCGATAGTCTTCCCGTGGTGGGCGTCGCAGCGGCGAACGGCATCGTTATCCAGCTTTCGACGACGCTCGGAACTGGCACTCTTGTCGGCGGTAATTACCTGCTTGCCAATGGAGCGAAGAAGTGAGCGGCAATAGCAACGCAGTTCGTCGCGCGATTGTCGACGGCGATATTGCTTCATCGGCGGGCATCGCTGGTTCGAAGCTTGGAGATCGCGACCCCAAACTAGCGCCGTCGCGGATCAAGATCCTGCCGGCCGGTCATTCATTCGTTACCGGCTCGTCGCCTGCACCAGGAGGTCTGAACATCGCGCTCTCGCGCGTGCTCGATGAAGCGGGCTTCGATTACGACATCGTCGGGCCATATTCGCAACTGAACAACGTTTCTGTCGGGCGCGCCGACTCCTGCTTTCCACGGCACGGAGGTCACGCGGGCGACACCACCGAGCAAACTACGACGTTGTTCGCGCCGGGCGGAGCGATCGCGACCTACATCGCCGCGAATGGTCAGCCGGACATCGTGACGCTCGACGTTGCTGTGAACAACTGCGCGGCGGGCGAGAGCGCGGCGTCGATGACGACGAAGGATGCCGCGCTCCTCGCGCAGGTTCGCGCGACTTGTCCGAGCGCGCTCGTGCTCTTCATCGCGGAACCTCACCTCTATTCGCCCGTGTCTCCGGCGGGGGGGCTCTCCGCGGCGAATGCTGCGATGGACGCAAGGAACGCGTCCCTCGCATCTGTCGTGGCAGCCGACGCGCTCGCCGACGTCGTCGATGGATCGTCATTGCTCCTCGGCGACATCAGTACGGTCGATGGTACGCACCCGACGCCCAGTGGCCAGGCGATTCGTGGTCGCGCAATAGGCGATCGGATTCTCCGGTATGTTCCGGGCCGGTTTGGGCGGCGGCATCCGCGCGACTTCCGGCTCCGCCCCAATGTCGCAATGGCGCAACTCGTGTCGAAGGCGGCCGACACGATGGCGAGCAACTCTGCCGATGTCGGATTCCAGCTCCCGGCGGGAAACTTCGCCGTCATGCTCGACTTCGAGCCGTCGGACCTCGCGCAGGCGGGTGGAACGACGCCGATCTTGCAATCGACGCCGTCGGGTCAGAACTACTCGCACGGCTGGCTCATCGCGCATGACAGCGTCAATGGGAACTTCAACGTTTATCTGAAGAGCCTCTCCGGTCAACTGTCGTGCAAGTCGCCGCTCGTCGCGAACACCCGATACAAGCTCATGGTTCATGGTGACCGCGCCAATGGCATTGTCTCGGCGTGGCTCGCCTATCGACCGAACCTCAGTGGCGCCCGCGTCGTCGTTGGGTGCTTCGGTTTCGCCTCCGGCGTTTCGGCCTGGGCCGCGGGCGACGCGAACCCGATCCTGAGCGTCGGAAAGAACCCGTCATTCGGTGGTTTCGCCGGCTACTTCGGCGGGATCGAGTTCTTTTCTGGTTCCGCGGTTCCGCCCTTCGGGGTCGACGTGCGCAACGCCTTCCTCGACGCCGTCTACGACGGTCGCACGATGTTCCCGGGCGCTCGCACCGGCTTCGTCCCGGTGACGGAGGGGTCCGGGACCGCCGTCGCCTCCGGCATGAGCGGCATCGCGTACACGCTCGCGGGCGGCACGACGGCATGGAGAGCGGCAGCGAGCGACTCGGCGTGGTGGGGCGAATAGGGCGACGCCGTTGCCCACAGCGGATTCGCGTGCGATCGTCGTGGGCATATCGCGGCGCACGCGTCGGTCTCGTCGTTGGCGACCTACTGCGCGAGGTCGGATTGTCTCGTGTAGTGGGAGCTGACGAGGAGAGAACTAATGGAAAAGCTTTCGAAGTCGCTGGTCGTGATGTTGTCATGCGTGGTGGGTGGCTACATGCTGGTGACGGCATGCAAAGACCCCGCAGTGCCCCCCAACGATGCCGACGCGGCATCTTGCTCGTCCTGTCCTCCATGCAGTATCGGTGCGGCTCCGTGCCATACAACGGATGCCGATGCGCCTTTCCCGAACACCATGAGCGGGCAAGCGTGCGCCAAGCTCGAATCGCTCGGGTGTCCTGAAGCGCACCCCCCGACGGGCGAAGGGTGCGTTGGCGTGCTCGACAAGACCCTGAAGGACAAGGTCTTCAGTATCGATGTCCAGTGCATCCTCAGCGCGCCGAACGTGCAGAGCGTTCGTACTTGCGGCGTTCGGTGTCAGACGGAGTAGAATCTCCGTCAAGGTGGAGCATCACAGCAAGCATCAGACGCGGCATCAGGACGGGAAGTTTCGCGAACGCCAGAAGCCGCACAAGAACCTGAATGGCGCGCGTGAATTCGCGCGCCGCGCTACTCCTACGGAATCGACCATTGCGTCGACACCCGTAGGAGACACTGGCACCACGCCGACCGAAGGAGGTTCTTGATGTCCTCGATGCCGATGACGGGTCCTGGTGCGTTCGTCGCGTTCCCTTCGATGATGGGTGGTTACGACGCCATCATCGATCGAGCCGCAGACCTCGGGCTCAAGTGGTTGGCACCACGCGGTGCAGACCGTGGGCGTGACCAGAACTGGACGACCCCGAAGGCCGTGCATGCGGTGGCCAAGGCCAAGAGCCTCGGCATTGCGATGTACCCATGGGTTTACAGCCGACCGGACGCCGTCACCTCCGAGATCGAGTGCATCCGGCAGTTCATCCTCGAAGGTGCTGCCGGTGCCATCATCGATGGTGAAGATCCGTGGGTGAGCGGAACGAACCACGTGCTCGAAGGTCAGAAGAAGCAACTCGCCGTCCGCTACATGGGTTCGTTGCGGCAGATCCTCCCGGATGTGTTCGTCGCGCATTGCCCGTATGCCTACCCGGCCTTCCATACGGACTTTCCGTACGTGGAATTCGGGCAGGGCTGCGACATGGTGATGCCGCAGTTGTATTGGACCGAATTCAATGATGCCGGCTTTCAGAAGCACTTCGACGTCGCGAAGAAGCAGTGGGCCAACTTCAATGCGAAGAACCCCAATGCCAACAAGCCGGTCGCGTACATTGGCAATACGTACGGTCACGAGCTGAAGGGTGTGCTCAATCCGCCGCCTGGTGAGATGCACGTGAGCGACTTCGATGCGTACGTGAGGGCGATGCAGTCGATTCAGAACTGCACGCCGCTTTACTCGCTCGAGGCTTCGAAGAAGGAAGTGCTCGAGGAGATGATGCGGTTGTGGGGTCATCCGAGCGACGTACCACCTCCCATCATCTTCGAGATCGGCGACGTCGCTGGGCGCAAGGTGGTTCAAGGCGAGTTGGCGGCCGAAGGCTTCGACGTGGGTAACGCCGACGGTGTGTTCGGCTCGCGCACAACAGCAGCCATCTGCGCGTTCCAGGCGAAGCACGGGCTCGACGTCGATGGCACCATCGGTCCCAAGACGCTCGCTGCGCTCATGTTGGCGTACAACGATCGAACCAAGTCGGCGTACAACCTGTCGCTCAAGTGGGGTGCGTCGGCGATGGACGAACGCGAAGCGGAGATGGCAATGTGGGACCGTCGGCCGTTCGGGTTGCGCGACTTCTGCACACAAGAGACACAGGTCGGGGTGGAGTGATGCTCGTCGAAGAGAAGCGCAAGTTCGATTGGGAAGCGTCGGTGTTTCCCATTACGGTCGTGGTGGTATTCCTCGTCGTCACGTTCTGGATGGTGTTCGACACCTTGCCCTGACCTTGCTTTCGAGTGCGGAGCCGCATAACGCTCCACGCCATGAAGGCCCAACTACTCGCTCTTGTCCTACGGCTCATCGCCGCACAGCTCTACGTCGCGAAGCTTTCTACGCTTCCCGAGCCCGTCGCTTACATGGACGGGGCCATCGACGATGTCTTGAGCTTCACGGTGGACCCCACGTGGACACGCCTACTCATCGTATGGGCGTTCCACGAGAGCGCGCTCCGTGCGAATCCCCCTGGTTCCAACGACAAGGGGCACGCGTGCGGCGCATTGCAGGTGCATGTCGACTCGTTGCCGGAAGGGTGGCTCCCGCCCGCATGGACGTGCGCACGTCTGCGTGCAGACCGTCGTCTTGGTCTTCTGGCGGGATACATCGTGATGGGCAACCTGATGGGCAAGTGCGGAAGTGCTGCGGCAGGGCTCACCGCATTCGTATCCGATGGCCAGTGTCACAAGAGCACTTACGAGATCGTGCGCGTGAGGTGCGTAGAGGCAGGTCTCACCAGCGAGTGCGAGCTGCCGAAGAAGTGACTCTTGCCGCACGGCGCCGTGCGGTGGCATTCTCCCTCGACTGGAGGCGCAATCCATGTCGAGTGTTCACATCGTCATCGAAGACCCGAGCAACACCTATTGGGAGGGGTCGCTCGTCGAATCCATTCAAGCGCGCAAGCTCGCGCTCGCAGGGGTGGCTCTGCTCCCCGTGGAGCCTAACCTCTTTCGGCTCTCGTCCATCGCCGGCTACACGAAACGTGCATGGGGTGCAGGCGTGTCGCTCGCCAGCCAAGCGGCGACGCACGTGGCACCGCTCACGCTCTTCGCAGTCCCCGGCTTTGCGACGCTCCATTGGGCGGCACGCTTGGTGAAGGACGAAGCCCTCCAACATGTAAAGGGCTACAACGGGCTCATCCGCATTGCGAACGACACGCAACAACCTGGCGTGAAGACGTCCGGGTTGTTGAACATGCTCCAGGCACCGCCGGAGTTGTCCGAGTTAGGCGAGCCCGACGAGCGTGGTGGTTGGAACATCGGCGGGTCGTACCGCATCGGGGTGCCCGATGCCGCCTTCATGGGCCTGTCGCTCTTCGGGACGGCTCCCGGTCTCCGTCTGGTGTGGCTTGCTGCCACGCAATGCGAATGAGCCGGTTGCAAGACTTGGTGGGCTGGGCGCTCATCAACATCGGGCAACGAATCGTTCAAGCGGGTGCGTGGTGCATCGGTGGGCATGCCGAGGTTGTGGAGTACGACCGCAAGTTCGAATTCGGTGAAGACGAACCCGAGGCACCGCAACCAATGCCCGCGGTCAAGATGAGCGACGTCGCTAAGGGCATGGTCCATCGACCCGTACCACCCGTGAAGGTCGAAGAAGCACCGCAACCGCTGAAGGGCAGCCTCGCCGACAGACGTCGAAGAGGGTGATAGAAAAGGGGGCATGGCTCCCACCGCGCGTTCGCTCTCGCTCGCCAGCAACAACCCCAACCCTCAGCAGACGAGCATCAAGCGACCGAAGAACGACGTGCTGCCGCTGTCGGCCCGGAACATGTTCGACAATGAACGGTTCCGTGAGCTGGCGCGGCGGCAGTCGTACTACGACTGCACGCAACACGACACGAAGCGGTTCGACTTCGATGGGCGCATCATCCCCATCACTGGCAACACCGCGAACTATAACGTCAGCGGGGAGAAGTTTGGCGGCTACGTGCCGCTGAAGATGCGGCGCCCGAGTGCGCCCTACCGACTCGGGCGCGCGTTCGTGAGCGCGTTCACGAACCTGCTCTTCGGCGAGCAGCGCTTCCCTCTCATTCGCACCGAAGGCGACCCCAAGAGCCAGGACTTTCATCAGACGCTCGCCAAGGTGAGTCAGCTCCCGGTGAAGATGATCCGCGCGCGCAACATTGGCGGCTCGGTCGGGACAGCGGGCTTGTCGTGGGCGTTCATCGATGGGAAGCCGCGCGTGAATGTGCACAACGGGAAGAACCTGTTCGTGCACGAGTGGGAAGATCGCGACCAGCTCGTGCCCGCGCACTTGAGCGAATTCTACATGTTCTTCAAGGACGAGATCGATCCGCTCAAGCGGCGCATCGTCCGCAATCAGTACATCTATCGGCGCGACTGGTCGCTCGATGAAGAGATCGTCTTCAAACCGGTGAAGTTCGAACCCGGCATCGAGTTGCTGTGGCAGCCCGATCGATGGGTTACGCACAACGACGGCATCTGCCACTTCGTGTGGATTCAGAACATGCCGCATGAGGAAGTCGACGGGCTCCCCGACTACCACGGGTTGTACGAGAACTTCGATGACCTCGACATCTTGCTCTCCGTCATCACGCGCGGTGCGGTCCTCAACTTGGACCCTACGCTCAAGCTCAAGATGGACATCGAGCAGGTCATCCGCATGGGCGTGAAGAAGGGTAGCGACAACGCGCTCGCAGTCGGTAAGGAAGGCGACGCGGCGTACCTCGAACTGGCCGGCACCAGCATCACGGCGGGCATTGGGCTGTTCAACGCGAAGCGGAACCTCGTTCTCGAAACGGGCGAGTGTGTGTTTCCCGACCCCGACAAGGTGGCAGCGGGTGGGCTCTCGTCCGTGGCGCAGAAGGCTATGTACCAGCGCATGCTTGGTAAGGGCGACATCATGCGCGAGCAGTACGGCACGGTCATCGAGCGACTCATCGAGCAGATGAGTCGTGTGGCACGCGCTAACTACGGCCAATCCATCGAGAATGAGGAAGACGTCGACGAGACCAACGAAGGCACCGATCAGGACGAAGGCAGCGCGGCGGTCGGCAAGAGTGACAAGCAAACGTGGACGCTGGTGCTGCCACCGAAGGTGACCAAGGAGCAGCCCATCGACCCGGAGACGGGTGCGCTGGACCACGACGCCGAACCCATCATCACCAAGGAAGAGCGTGAGCCGGGCGAAGGTGGCGACGTGCATGCGAAGTGGGGACCGTGGTTTCCCCCTACGCCCGACGATCGTGCCAAGGAAGCCACCACGCTCCAGATTGCGACCGGGATGCAGCCCTTCATCTCGACACAGACCGCGACCGAGCAGATGGCGCAGCTCTACGGCATCGAGCCCGAAGAGGAGTTGCTGCGCGTGTCGTCCGACAAGAAGGTCGCTGACGCCAAACAGGCGCAGATGTTCGCCGACAAGAACGGTGCGATGGGTGGCAAGCCTCCACCCTTCAGCAAGAAACCCGCTGACGACGAAGAACCGCCGCCGAACCAGGAGAAGCCCGACACCGACGAGAAGCCCGAAGGGACCAACCCGTGAAGCGCTTCGTGATGAACGTTTTCAAGCTACCACGCGAGAAGGTCTTCGATTACATCGCGACGAGCCCCGAATTCCCCGACATCCAGTGGACGGGCAAGACGCGCGAAGAAGCCGTGACGCACTTCTGTGCGTTCGTACAGCAGTTCTTCCCCAAAGAGCAACTCGAACCCATCATCAACGAACACGACGCCACGTAATGAGCGCTGAAGCTGCCGCCGATGCTGCACGTTCAGCTCTTGCCATCAATCGCAAGCACGCGCTCGACGTGGTGCACGCGGGTGGTGGTAAAGAGCTGAAGCGCATTCTCGCCGAAGCCGAGAAGGATCTTGAGCTGCGCCTCAAGCAAGCCGAGGGACTTGGCAAGGCGGAGACGTTCAACGTGGCGCAGATGCGCGCCACGCTCGCGCAAGTGCAGCAAGTCCAACGTGAGCTGAACACCAAGCTCGGTAAGCAACTCGTCACCAACGCACGCGATGCCGGCGAACAAGCGGTCGGTAACACGTTCAAGTATCTGACCGACGCGGAGAAGGCTTTCACCGGAGCGACGCAGCCGCTTGCACTCGCCGAAGCCAAAGTGCTCACGAAGGCGGTGGGTAAAGCAGAATCGAGCGTGCTCAGTCGCATTGCCAATGGTGCCGAAGGAACGAACGGCAAGGTCGGCATCCTGCAACGCTACGGCACCGAGGTCGTAGGCAACTTCGAACAGAAGCTCGCCGTCGGGCTCATCACGAAGAAGCCGTGGGACGAGATTCGTCAGAGCATCATCGACGAAAGCCCATTTCTCCAAGGTGCGCCCGCGCATTGGGCCGAGCGCATCGTGCGCACGGAATGCTTAGTCGGTGAGACGAGCATCACCGGAGCGGTGGTGAGGGCAGTGCACCGACGGTGGTACGAGGGCGACGTCATCGAAGTCGTCACCGAAGGTGGCCGCAAGTTCACCACAACCCCGAATCACCCGATGCTTACGGCGCGAGCGTGGGTGTCTTCGGGCATGCTGCACGTGGGTGATTACTTGGTCTGCTACGTCGGGCAGAAGAGTGCGGGTGCGCCTGGAGACAAACACGTAGCAGACGCACCAACCACGATTCGAGAGGTATTCGAGACGTTGTCGAAGATAGGGGTCGTGGAGAGGCGACGAGGAACTGAGAACGAGTTCCACGGCGACGGGCGCGATGGCGATGTCGACGTTGCGTGTGCCGACCGGGAATTGGCGTTCGGGCGATTCGCCCCTCTTCACAAGCCAACTGCAAAGGGTGTCTTCACCCCATCCGACTTTGCGACATCGTCGTTCTGCTTGGCGTGCGGAAGACTGCTCTCGATTGATGAGCAGCCGTGCGAGTGCGGGGGTGCGCGTAGCGAGCCCTGCATCTCGGATTCGTTTTGCCACAGCCCTATCGTCAACACCAAGCTCGTGCGCGATTTGCTTGACGGAGATGCCAGCGCGGAACCTTTCAATGATGTTCGCATCGGGAAGGTTCAGCATTCGGGGATGGCCGATTGTGGCGAAGCGGTTCGAAGCGGCGGCAGACTTGCTGCGCGCGATTCCTCTCTCCTTGATAAGCCTAGCGATGGTCCATTGGCCGCAGTCGAGTCTTTCGGCGACTCGGAAGGTGCTCATCCCGGAGAGATAGAGCTGGACCGCGTGGTCTTCGTCGAGCGTCGTTCGTTCGCTGGGTATGTTTACAACCTCACGACGCCGCACGGGTACTTTGCCATCAATGAAGCATATACCGGGAACACGATGGCTGCCTTCAACAAGGCAGGGCTCGAGACCATCATCGAAGCGAACGAAGACTTGGGTGACATGGTGAAGATCATCGTCGCCACGTTCGACGAGCGTACCGCCGCCGACAGCTACGCCACGCACGGGCAGATTCGAAGGCCGCAAGAGCTATTCGAGACGTGGTACGGCTCGATGATGCATCCACCCGATCGACCCAACGATCGCGGAAGCACGGTACCGCACCGCATCTCGTGGCCGTTGCCTAAGTCGCTCGCGTGGAAGAGCACCGGCGACATCGCCAAGCGCTGGAAGGCCGAGAAGCGCAAGGGTTCGCCGCCCGATCGACCCACGATGACGACGGTGCCGCTCAAGCAATTCGGGAAGACGCCACCGCCGAAGGTGAAGTCCGAAGAGCCCTGACGTTGCAGTTGCCGGTGACGGCTGATACTCCTACGGCCATGGCGCACAAGCCCTTCAACGTGAAGTCCTCGAAGGCGAAGGAAGCCACGAACATCGGGCCCGTCGGTGACGACAGCCCCGAGTGCTCGTACGAGAGCATCTACGACGAAGACCTCGAAGCGCAGAAGACCGAAGGGCGGAAGCCCACTGCGCCGGGGACGCTCGTGCCGGAGAAGAAGCCCTTCACGTTGCGCTGACCGCGCAACATCGTGCATTCTCTGTTTGCCAAACCGCCACCGCACGGCGCCGTGCGGTGGGATTCGAAGGAGTCTCCCCCCATGTCCGAAAAGCCCCCCTTCCTCAGCAACAACCCCGCCGCTTCGGGTGGTGGCGGTGGTTCCGGTCCCGGCAACATGCTCAAGGACCGTCCGCAGAAGTCGGGAACGCCCAACTTCAACCCGGACAGCGTCCCGAAGGGTGGCCTCAGTGCCATTCCGCCGAAGGGCAAGTACAACGACTCCAACACCGGCAAGCCGTTCAAGGGTCTGACCGACGGCGACCGCATGGGCGACGACATCGACGACGCCGCGGACATGGACTGATCCATGGCTTCGACGGGGCAAGTTGCAATCTCGGGGACAGTCACCGCGGGTCCGACGACCTCCGGTGACACTGTCTTTCCGGCTGGCGTCACCAACATCCCCTTCACCCTGAACATCGCACAGAAGGCGTATGGTGCTTCCAGCGGTGCGCAGAGCGAAGCGGTCGCTTCCCCGTCGTCGTTCGTGACGTTGGCGGGCATCAACGCCAGCGTCGGTACGGTGAAGAATTGCAACACGCTCTACCTCCGCACCAGTGCGGCGATGGACGTGCGCATCACACAGAACAATCCGCTCGGCGGGACGACGGTCTCGCTCGTCAAGCAGGTCAAGGGGTTGTTCATCGTCGAAGTCGACGACCTGAATGCCATCCTGCTCGTCGAGGTGCAGGGCACCGGAACCGTCGAGTGGGGTGCGTGGGGCAACTCGTAACGGTTTCGTCCCGCAATGCGGGCCATTGAACGGAGAAAGACATCATGACCCTGAAGCAAGACGGGACGTCCTTCCGCGAGCGTGTCAACAACGCCACTGCCAACGGCATCGCGACCAAGCTGCAAGTCGCCAAGATGGGCGACATCCTGCGTTGTATGGACGTTCGCAAGTACGGGCTCGTCCCGGCGGCGAGCCCGTACAACCTCGCCACGCTCCTCTCGGTCGTCCTCAGCGACTTCGCCAAAGCGTCGACCATCCGTCGCGCCTATGCACGTGCGGCGACCGCGGGCACTGGCGAGTTGACCATCGTCGCCTTCGGCACCACGCCGACGTCGGGGCAGATCGCGGTCGCGCCCAATGGCGACATCGTCACGCTCGCAGCCGACGCGATCACGCTCCTCGATCTCGAGTACAACCCGCGCAAGCACGACACCAAGGAGATCAGTCTCCCGGTCACGAGCGGCGGCGTGCTCACGCTCCCGGCTGTCGATTCGACCGCGGGCATCACCGAAATCTTCGAGGCCGAAGTGCTCACGGGCTCCGCTGCCGGCAAGAAGATCGTCCTCGTTCCGGGCTCGGGTGGTGGTTCGGCGGGTCAGTGCAAGCTGAACGTCGCCAAGACCACCGTCACGTTCGGCGACGCGGGTGCGTCGGTCAACAGCTACGCGCGTGTGAAGTACGGCGTCGCTCCGGCGACCGATCTCGACGCGTTGCTCGAGAGCACCGCGGTCACTCCGTAACGGGAGTGCCAAGGGCAGTTCAACAGAAGGTTCGGAGGCGCGAAAACGAACATGAAGTGGAACATCAACGGGACGAAGGCCAGGGTCAGCATCCTCGGGCGCGCGTTGCGCAAAGAGGATGAGAAGGAAGCACCGGCACCGGCCGATAAGGGCGGTGGTGGAGGCTCTCCCCCTGCGCCTTCTCCCGCGCCCGCCGACAAGGCGGAAGCCACCAAGCTGCCTGTTCCGCCGACGTCGAAGTTCCTCGGCGACGAGGACGAGATCGAGGCGCGGACGACGTACGAGGTCACCGGCTCAGCGTTCAAGAAGCGCATCCAGCGCGCATCCAGCGCACAGCTCCGTGAGATGTTCGGTACCGACGACACCGACAAGATCACGAAGGATTGGAAGCGCTTCCAGGACATCGAGAAGAAGCACGAGGAAGAGCGGCGTGCGAAGCTCGACAACGAACAGAAGCTCAAGGAAGACAACGCCAAGCTTCAGTCACAGCTCACCGAAGTGACACAGCGTGCGCAAGCGCTCGAGGAAGACCGCGTCGTCGACAGCTTCGTCACGCGTGTCGGGCGCATCGCCAGCAAGCACATCGATGGCGAGTACGTCGACGATATCGTGTGGGGAGCCTTCAAGCGCCACGTCGCCAGCCTGTCCGAGAAGGAACAGGAGGGGATGAAGGAGAAGGACATCGACGCGTGGTTCAAGGACTACGCGGAGAAGAAGCCGAAGTTCGCGCGTGAGGTTTCGGCCGAGAAGAAGGCGGACGAGAAGCCCACGGAGAAGAAGCCCGTCAACGGGAAGCCCGCGACCAACGGCATCGCCGACAACAAGCGCCCGACTTCCGGCGGTTCCAACCCGACGGAGAAGACCGCGCGTCCAGGGCAGGCAAACAGCATGTCGCCCACGGAATACCGCCAGCACAAGGCCAACGTTCTCGCCGGGAAGTGAACCGGCTCGCAACTATCAACACGAAAAGGTAGTATCTCGGACGACCAGGTCACAGCAGAGCAACCAGTACATCCCACCACGCGATGACGCCGGCGGTAACGGGCGGAAACGGGATGGAACGATGCGAAGCCCCTGACGCTCCTGAAGAGCACCACGGAGGTTTCTCATGTCCATCATCCTCGGGGTTCCCGCCGCCGTCATCAACCTGAACCAGCAAGGGCTCATCGAGCGCGAGTTTTACGACGGGCTCTTCCCGAACCTGACGTGGCGCGCCGAAGCGTTGTGGGAGCCGTGGCCGGAGCACTCCGGTACCGAAATCTTCATGACCCGTCCGGGGCTCCTCAAGCCCAAGACGAAGGCCCTGAAGCCGGCGACCGACCCGACGCCGGGCGCCGTCCCGTACGAGCAGTGGGTCGCGCGACTCGACCAGTACGGCGACACGCTCGATACGCACATGCCGACGTCGGCGACGAGCAACGCCGATCTCTTCCTGCGCAACATCCACCAGCTGGGTCTCCAAGCCGGTCAGTCGATCAACCGCATCGCGCGCAATGCGCTCGTGAAGGCATACGTCGGTGGGCAGACCTGCACGACCGCCGCCGCGGGCTCGACCGACGCGGTTCTTCAGGTCGCCGCGCTCAATGGCTTCCAGGACGTCGTCGTGCCGACTGGCACGGTGCGTCCCGTGGCTGTGAGCCCGTCGAACCCATTGCCGATCACCATCGGGGTCGGAGCGACGGCGATCTCGCGGTCGGTCATCGGCGTGCAGCCGAACGACCCGAACGATCCCGACGGTCCGGGGCTGCTCATCCTCAACGCGGCGGTCGGTGGTTCCGGCTACGCGTCGCGCACGAGCGTGGTTTCCACGTACGCACCCACGGTGCTCCGCGCGGGTGGTGGGGCGTCGGTCGACGGCATCTCGCTGACCGACCAGCTCTCTCTCCAGCTTTGCATCAATGGCGTCGCGAAGCTTCGTCAGGCGAACGTGCTCCCGCACGAGGACGGCTACTATCACGCGCACGTCTCGCCGCTCGGCAACGCGCAGTTCTTCGCGGACCCGGTGTTCCAGCGTTTGAACCAGTCCCTCCCCGAAGGGAGCGTCTACAAGGACGGTTTCGTCGGGACCATCTCGGGGATCATGTTCTTCATGGATAACGAGGCCCCGGACAATACCAACACGGGTGACCGCATCCTCACGGGGACGAACGCCTACTACTCGTCGGACATCGCCACGGAGACGACCAACGACAGCAACGTCAACATCGGTCGCGTGGTGATGACGGGGCGTGGCGCCATCTACGAGAAGGGGCTCGACGAGAGCGTCTACGCCACGGAGGCGGGTCTCAACGGCAAGGTCGGGGAATTCGACGTCGTGAACAACGGCATCAGCATCCTCACCGAGCGCATCCGCCTCATCCTCCGCTCGCCGATGGACCGCCTTCAGCAGATGGTGTCGGCGACGTGGAGCATCACGACGGCGTTCGGTGTGCCGAGCGACATCACTGCGCCGTCGGGCCCGCAGCGGTTCAAGCGCGCGATCGTCCTCGAGCACGCGCTCTGATCCTGAGCTTCCACACGGAAGCATGAAGCAGCGGCCGAGTCTCCCTCTCGACGGGGTACTCGGCCGCTGCTTCACTAGTAGTGCGTCACATCCAAAACGAAAGGCGCGAACATCCAATGGCTCGACCTCAACACCCGAACGAGAAGCCCACCGACCCAACGCCTGTCACGGCGTCGAACAACCCGCACGACCCTTCGGGCGTGCAGCAAGCACCGCCGCCCACGGCGACCGTTCCGACCATGGGGCTCAACCCCGTCAATGCGCTCGGGCTCGTGCGCGGGCGTCCCGTGCAGACGGGCATGACCGGCGGGACGCCCGGCCTTCCGCAACACGCACAGGCCGAAGCGCACGTCGTCGGGCAGCAAGGCGACGTCGTCGGGTCGGCCGTCGGGTTCCATCCGCAGAGCGAAGCCGCGCAGAAGGTGCCGCCCATCAAGCGCTACCGTGTCACCAACGGCGGGCGCATCAGCGTGAAGGGCACGCCGCACGTGCTCCGACCCGGCAAAGAAGTCGACGAGCGCACGTACGACCTCAAGATGCTGCGTCAGCAAGGCATCAAGCTCGAGGAAATCACCGAAGACGACGATTACGTGCAGCCCGATCCGCTCGTCGACGGCGAGTCGCTGCAAGCTCCCCGCGGTTGATTCGATAGGAGGCGAAGATGGCTTTCAGCGACGACGAGAAGGCGCGCATCCGCTACCACCTCGGCTACGCGAACGTCACCTTCGCCTTCACCTTCGTGCTCGGCGTCTACGCCAAGATTCCTTTCCAAAGCATCGTCGAAGGGGCGATGACGCAAGCGTTGCCGGAGATCGAGTCGCAGGTGCGGCTTCTTTTGCAACGCCTCGATCAGACCGAAGCGCAGATGTTCGACAATCAGGAGCTTCTCGCCATCGACGGCATCGGCTCCATCCAGATTCGCAAAGACGGACAGCCCAAGACCCGCGATCAGTACGCGTATTGGGCGGCAGCGCTCGGCAACATCTTCAATGTCGAACCGAATCCCTACGACCAGCGGTTCATGGGGAACGGAATCAACGTCCCGGTTCAGGGATAACGCCACCGCACGGCGCCGTGCGGTGGAGAAGGAAACCAACGACCATGCGTTCCAACATCAAGCGTTCCAACATCAAGCTCTGTCTCCTCTCCGTCGCCACCGTCGCCATGGTGGCGGGTTCCTTCGCGGCGGGGTGCAATCCGACGCAGAAGGAGACCGCGAAGAGTGCCATCGACGAAGCGACGGCAGCCTGCCAAGGCGAGACCGCCAGCGCGGTCGTCCAGCGCGACAAGGCCGGCAACATCGTCCAGACGTTCTGCACGTACGAGGAAGAGGTCGCGCCCTTCGTCGAGAACCTGATCGCGGCGCGCAAGACGGGCGCGAAGTACCACCCGATGCCGCCCGCCAACGCATCGAATACCGCGCCGGTGAAGTGAGGTCGAAGTGCCGAAACCCAAGTCGCTCCAAGATATCGAAGCCAAGAACACGCTCGTTCAACGGCTCGCTCCCTTGGCCGATCGGCTTCGGCAGTTCAACACAAAGTTCGGTCTACGCCCGTATCGGGTGTTCCTCGTGTGGACGCTCTACAGCGGGCAAGAACGAGGCGAGGGCACCGAGAAGGAAGTGAAGAAGGTCGAGTTGCTGCCGACCCCGAAGATCGCTTCGCTCGACTCCCTCACCAACGCTATCGCGGCGGCAGGCACTCTCCCGGCTGGGACATTGCGTGTGACGGAAGTGAGTGCGACGTACAACTTCGACACGCTGTCCGGCTACCTCTTCCCGCTCGCGAAGGAGAAGGTGCCTGACCCGTACGACTTCTTCTACGAAGTGGTCGAAGACGGACGCCACGGTGGTCGCGAGCAACGACGCAAGTTCCGTCTCTCGGCTGCGCCCGCGCTCGACGCGGAGAACCTGTGGTGGGTCCTCATGCTCGAGCGCGAAGGTGAAGATCGCGACCGTAACGGCAACAACCAACTCGGCACCGACACGGACTGACGCCGATGCCCACCTTCGATATCAAGCTGCACGCCGAATTCGGGAAGTACATCGGGACGAAACTCGATGCCGCGATTCGGCGTGGCTTGTTGTCGACGGCGATGCGTGTGGTGAACCATATCAAGACGGAAGTGATTCCGAGCGAGCCTCGCGAACCCGTGTTGCGTGGCGTGTACGCCGCAGGGTGGAAAGCACAGAAGACCGACGGCGGTGCGGACGTCTACAACGATGTGCCGTACGCCACCATCATTGAGAAGGGTGTGCCCGCGAGCAGCGTCAAGATTGGTCGCAAGATGATCGATGCGTTGACGGAGTGGGTTCGCATGAAGGGACTTGTCGCTGCCAAGCGACCCGTCGCCGCGGGCGGTTCACAGTTCGTGACGCGCATTCGCTACGTGAAGAAGACGAGTGACGAGGTCAACGACGATGCACATGCCGTGGCATGGGCTATTGCGCAGTCCATGAAGAAGCGCGGCATCTTCAACGGCGGGAAGGGCTTGCGCATCCTTGAGCGCGCGCTGCTCGAAGTGCCGCGCTTCGTCGTCGAAGAAGTGACACGTGAGATTCAGCGGTTGGGAGGTGGGTGATGCCCGCGAGCGGACCGCTTCAGAGCACCATCTCGGCGTGGATTCGCTCACTCTTCCAGGGCAACCCGTTCGGTCAGGTCTACCGTCCGCCGGCCACCCCGCCCGTTCCGCCGGCCATCGACGGTCGAACGGCTGCACTTCGCATTCTGCGTCGCTACATCAGCGAGCTGATCTTCTATCGGAGTGGCGACCTCATCAGTCCGCCAACCGAGTCGTCGGACGCCGTGTACGGCACACCCATCCCGTTCCAGTTGCCATTGGACCAGGTGTTCGCCGAACAGAACGACAACGACAACACCGTCCACATGCCGACGATCGCGGTTATCCCGAGCGACGGCCAGTATCTCCCCATTGGGCTCACGTCGTTCCTCGTCGAAGACACGCGCGACGTGTACGGCAAGGGGACCGTCGTGCAGTGGCAGAGCGAGTACCAAGAAGACATCGGGCTCGAGGTCATGGCGGGGTCGAAGGCCGAACGGCGCGC